AGGAACTGAATAGTTGCATCCCTTCGGTGAAAGCAGAGAATACTGCAATATGAGCAGCAGTAGAAGCCCTATCGCCATTCTGTGCGCTAAGATTAAGAACGTAATCATGTTTGTCTTTCATTGCTTGGTATTCAAGAAACTCTGTGTATGTCGTGTCAGGCATACCAAGTGTTTCAATCAGATGTGAGTATGCTGCGATGTGTAGTGCTTCACGTGCTGCAAAACCCAACAACATCATTCTTACTTCTGGCTGAGGAAAATAAGGTAAGTAATTATTAACATAACCACCTGCAACATCAATGTCACCCTGAGTAAAAAATCTGAATATATGAGTGAGAAAATTCTTTTCGTTCTGCGTAAGTTTATTCTTCCAATCTTTAACATCCTCAAGCATTGGCACTTCAGTGTGAAGCCAGTGTGATTGTTCATGCTTTAGCCAACTTTCGTATGCCCAAGGATATGCAAATGGTTTGAATGATGTTCTTTCGTCTGTTAGTCTTGTTTCGTGCTTTTTAATCATTGATGAATGCCTCTAGTTCTTGTTTTGTTTTATTTCCTACTAATCTTTTTGTTGCTACATTATCTTCCATCATCACCAATGTTGGTACACCACGAATGCCAAATTCTGCTGCGATATCAGGTTGTGAATCAATATCAATCACTTCAATTGGTACACTCGTTTTTACTTCTTCTAATGTTTTGGCTAACATCTTACATGGTCCACACCACGATGCCGTAAATCGTACTACTTTTTTCATTTGCCCTGACCTCTATATTTTTTATGTGAACGCTTTTCGTGTTTACTCATACTTGCTGTTTTCTTGTGACCGCCTTGCTTTGTTCTTTTATGAACTGATTTATGTTTGCTCACGTTAGGTGCTTTTACTGACATAACTTCTCCTATTCATACATTACAGTTTCAGTATCACCCAAAGACCATTTGGGCTTTTGTTCTACAACATACTTCTTGGTGCAAACTTTGAAGTCTGGAAACTTCAATTCTTTTGGATTGCTTGCTGCATCTAAGAACAAGCAACGATTGTTTGGTTGTGCTGCATACTGACCATTGTACAATTCAATGAAGTTGAAACTCTTGTGATCTTCTGGCCATTCTGCATAACTTGTATCTATGATGTTCAAATCTGGCGCTGAGTGATCAACAGTAAACATGTAATTGCCTTCATAGAACTGTTTGTCCTTGGCATAAAACTTACATGTAAGATTTCGTAAAAATGCTTTTTGTATTACTGTGAAATCATAACTGAAACAGTCCCAGATTTGCAATGTGTCTAAAGGTAAAAAAGTTTTTGGGAGATTATCCGTTCTGCTAACAAAAGCATGTAATGGTAGTTTATCGTAAAGTGCGCCATAGTTTGGTAGATATGCCTCTATTCTAAATGCTTGTCCTCTGATGCTTTTGATTGAAATCCAGATACACGGCTCATACTCACCGTGACCTTTCTCAAAGTCATACAGAAATTCTTTTCTTATGTAACAGTGTACTGGTGGTATGTTTGCGACTAGATGTGCCATTTTTTCTCATGTAAGTGAAACTTCATACCAACATATGTTCCTGCAAATGCACCAAGAACTGCTGGTATAATCATCGTGTTATCGTTCGTGTAGTTGATAATTGCTACACCACCCAAAAATGTAATTGCTGATGCCCAAATACTTGATGCTAATGGTCTATCATTTTGTACGGATTTAAGTAACTGCGTATAAACAATGTCTGTAACAAACATACAGACAAATGTAAAAATATATGCCCACATTATTTTTTCTCTTCAACTTTCTTTTCTGCTGTTGGTGGCTCAGGTGGCCAAATTTGATCTTTGATATAATTGGCCCCGAACCAGCCCCATGCTGAAAAGAAACCCCACATAACAATTTCAAGTATCATATCATTTTTCCATCATTCTGTTCACAAAATCTAACAGTAAATATTCTTTACTACCATTCCATCTTTTCTTCATCCAAGAATAATCTTCATACCAATGTTGTTGTGCTTCGGGATGACACCCAATCAAACCAATATTGCCCTGCATGATAGCCATCGCATCACCGTTAGGATATCTTGCTATTACATCATACTTCGATTCATCACCAAAAATTGCACAGCCATCATAAAAGAAAAGTTCTTCGGGTTTATCATCCCATATAACTTTCATTTGTTTTGCATGAGGGCGTCTTGTGTCTGTGTTAGGTCGAGTTATGTATTGACTTATTCCAACATCATTAAGAATGTCAAAGTAGTCAGTTCCCGCCCAATATGCTCCCATGCATATACCCAAGTAACGCCCACCACCAGCAATGAACTTACGGATGCCGTCAACATGAGATTTAAGTAAGCGATCCCAACTATCGGAATCGCCAACGCCACCAGGAAAACAAACCATATCAACATCATCAAAAAAATTGTCTTCAAGTTCATGCTTAGTGAATATCTTAAATTTATAAAACGGATGTAACGCTTTAATTATTCCATTTCCAGATTGAACCGAACATTTAGGTTGGTGTAAAAATAACGCAATTGTTTTCACTTTTCTTTGTTTTTATTATTGTCTTTTTTCTCCTGCTCTTTTGACGGAGCAGGAGTTTTTTCTTTGTATATCGGTCGCTTCGGATGCGGCTTTGGTTTCTTTGGATTTAATTCGAATGACATTTAGCCCTCACACGCTAAACAGACCTCCTCAGTAGCCAGTTGCTTCAAATCGATTTCTTGTATAATCTCACGTTCAATCTTTTTGGATACTTTGTCAGCCTTTGCTAGTTTCTCTGAACGGCAGTAATACAACGTCTTCAAGCCTTGTTTCCATGCCTGAAAGTGTACTGCATGTAAGTATTTAACATTCACATCAGGTCTAAAAAAGAGGTTAATGGATTGCGCCTGGTCAATGTAATGCTGTCTGTCAGCGGCGTGGTCCACAACCCATCTTTGGTCAATTTCCATACCAGTTTTGTAGACATCTTTGGTGTAGTCATCCAAGAAATCCAAGTGCTGGACGGAACCGTCGTTTGCAATGATACTTGACCAGATTTCTTGATAGTCCAATTTGTTGTCTGCATCACATTTCTCCTTGATGATTTTATCCAAGAATTTATTTTTGTTTAGAAAAGCACCCGAAAGAGTGTCTTGTCTATAAGCATTAGCACGATAAGGCTCAACGGAGGGACTAGTATTGCCCATGATAATGGAACTTGAAGCATTAGGAGCAATGGCAAGCATATGGCTAAACCTTTTACCTGAACCAACAGCATCAGGAGCCTCACCTCTTTCTTTTCCCAATTGGATGTTTGCATCATCTAGTCTCTCACGAATATGTTTGAATACTTGATTGTTGAATGACTTTGCTACTGCTGATTCAAACGCAATATTTTTTTTCTGAAGAAGAGCATGATAACCAAGAGCCCCCACACCAATACTGCGCTCTTGTTGAGCAGAGAACCTGGCTCGGTGAATAACATCAGGAGCATTGTCAATAAAATACTGAAGTACATTATCAAGCATTTCCGCCACGTCCCGCAGAAAAAGTTCATTACTCTTCCAATCATCATAATACTCCAAGTTTACAGATGATAGGCAGCAAACTGCTGTACGCTGTTTATCTGTAGGTAAAATAATTTCTGAACACAAATTAGATTGTTTGATGCTCAAGCCTTTTTGCTTTTGAAACTCTGGCATCAAACGATTACTCGTATCAATAAAGTGAATGTATGGTTCACCAGTCAACATACGTGTTTCAAGAATGCGCTGCCACAATTCACGTGCGCTTACTTTATCACGCACTTCACCACTATGTGGATCTTTGAGTTCCCATGTATCATCGGCATCATGATCAAGCATACACTTTTCAATCAACAACATAAAATCATCAGTGATGTTAATGCCGTGATGTAGATTCAATGTGCGTAGATTAGGATCACCCGTAGGCTTTCTCATCTCTAAGAAATTGATAATGTCAGGATGAGAAATGTCAAGATAAGCAGCATAAGAGCCACGCCTTGTACGACCTTGTCTATATGCCAATGAAGATGCATCGTAAGTACGTAGATGAGGCATGATACCAACGGACTTATCATCAGCAGAACGAATACCCAAACCGATTCCAACACCACCCCCTAGCATTGACAGCCAATTTACTTCTGAAAGAGTATTGACCAAACCTTCTGCTGAATCATCCAAATAGGGAAGAAAGCAGCTAATAGGCAAGCCACGCTTAGAGCGACCGAAAGATAAAATAGGAGTAGAATAAGATAGCCAATGCTTACTACTGTAATCGTACAAACGTTGAGCATGAGCCTCATCAGTTCCAAAAGCAGCGGATACAAACGCAAATCTTTCTTGAGGACTTGTTTCGTCTTCACGCATATATGATTCTTTGAGTCTTTTGATTCCGAGTTCATCGAATAATTTATCTCTTTCTAGGTCTATTGTAATGCTGCTCTTATCTACCATTTCTTCTCCATTGTTATTGTTCTAGTGCTACTACCACATTTGGAAATTTATCTGCTATAACTTTCCAACAAGCTTGTGCTACTTCCATGTGTTCTTTTTGTGTGCCATTTTCCATACGCAACTGACAGTAATGAATCCAACTACGTAATGTACCGTTCATGTACATACGTGACTGTGTGTTGCCTTCTGGTAATACTACACGTGCCTGCTCTTTTGCGATACCATTTGTTATCGCCCAATCATATGCTGCTTTCACTTCTGCAATCAGATTGACTTGCTTTATTTTCCATTCCGACTGCAAATCATTGTCGTCAGTCTCAATAGAGTTTTGACGATTCTTTGTATCTTGTAATCTTGCCTCTCGTAGTTCAAAGCCTAAATCTTTTGTCGGATCAGCATATCTTTGGCTGAACTCTTGAAAAGAAAAACTACGATGTCGCAAGATTTGTCTTGCAATGTCACGTGTAGTGTTTATTTCCATAACGACACTGACCATTTCAAATGGTGACCAATGTTGATTTTTGATAAGATAACGAATCAATCTAGCGGGATCACTGTTCATTCCCTGATTGCTTGGATTTGACACACGTGCCATGTGTACAATCAAATCTTCAGCAGAGCCGTAACCATTTATTGGTGCGGTTACACCAACTAACTTCACATTCATAATTTCTTCCAAAAAGTAAATTTGGCTATAGCTTCAAGACCATAAAATGTATTACTATCTATAATCTCTTGGATTTCGCCAGATGAAAAACCATTCAACACCATCTCATTAATATCTTTACCATCAATGTTATCTGGCCAAATCACAACATTATGATTCGATTTGATAGCATTTTCAATCAACTTACACACTTCTTTATTTCTTGGTTCATTGTCAAATACAAGCGTAATTTTTTCTGCTTGAATATTTTTCACCGTCAAAGATAAATTCGCATCACCCGACGCTACACAATTCTTCAGAAACAAACTATCTAGTGGACCTTCAACAAGATACACACGCTCCTTCAGATTCAGACGATCCATACCATAAACAAGCTTATTATCAGAATCATTTGTTCTCAATGTAACATAGCGTAGTGTGCGGTCGCTTGTCTCTAATGCACGACCACTCACTGCAATGAGTTCGTTCTGATAATTGAAATACGGTATAACTAGTCTAGCGTCTTCAACTAGATTTTTATCGTGATTTGGAATTAGCGCATCACAAAATGCTTTATAGTTTGAAGTGAACAACAACTTATCATAATGTTCTTCGGGGATTAGCCGATTTTCTGCATATGTTAGACAAAAATGTCCACTTGGTAAACTACTGAGCCATTCCCCATGTTCAAATATGCTGCGCTTTTTGATGTGACCAAATTTGGGTGGGTTGGTGACGATTCGTGGTGATACTTCACTCTTTCTGTGATACGTGTTGGCAACTCCGGTTGTGCCCGACTTGTATTTTTCGAGTACATACTCTCCATGTAAGGATGGGTCGATGTGCTTGAGGAAATTGGCGACATTTGTTCCTACTCCACAGTTATGACAACGGTAAAATAAATCATTGCCCTTGGCAAATACATAGCCTCGGGCTTTGAGTGTGTTCGTTTTGGAATCGCCACAATAAGGGCATGAAAAATTCCACAAGTTAGTATTCTTCTGCTTGAAGTTACGCAAGCGGGAAGAAACCATTCTCACATATTTCGCATCAATGTATAAGGCCATAAACTCATTATAACATTACTACTCACAAAAAGCAATCAACTAAAAAATTTTGCCAGATATTCAAATTTTATGTTAGAAATAACCCATGCAACAACGACAACACCACCGGCAACCATCCACTTCCACTGCATCAACGACTTTAGGTCATCATCTTCTTTTTGATTGTGTTCGGTAATATGATCACGGAGTGATTTGATTTCATCCATAATTCTACGTTCAGTCAGTTCAATCTTATCTGATAGATTTCTGTCCACGGTAGTTATTCTTGAATGGAGTTCTTTGATATCACTTGCGGTATCTTCTCTTCTTTTTTCCATGTCGTTGTAAATTTGGTTGACCACGGTAGCGTTATTGTCCGTAAGTTTCTCAATAACACGGTCCATCTTCTCACAAAGGTCTACAAGCGTATAGACTTTTTCTTTGAGAACGCCAACTTCCACTTTGAGTGCTACTTCTCCGTCCATTTTATTTCTTCTCTGGAATCTTTGTGCCTTCTAATTTCTTATGCACTTTGATTGTTTTACAAACTTCTTTTTCTTTTTTAGTTTTGTTGTCAAACTCTTTGACACATACTTTCTTTTCTTCAGCGGCAAACGCAGCGTTGGTCAGTGGTGCAAAAAGCAGAAACAAAATCATTGAGATAAATGCTATTTCTTTTTTCATTTTTCTTCCTTCGAAACAAATTTTTCGGTTGCGGTAAATCCCAATCCACCAAGCACAACATACATTATAACATCAAGTGTCTGTGGATTCAATTTCTTTTCAAAAAACAATTCGGCAATGAAGCCAGTAGCAAGCAAAAGAAACGCCAAAAAAGTAATGAACCTTTTGCTGCTAGGCTGTTGCTCACCTTCAGCGGTGAGCATTTGTATCATAAATTTTTTCACAGTTCTGGATGTGGTGGCTGTGCTGGTGCTTCTTTACCACCAAAACCTGTTGCTACTGTTGGTGCAAATGATGCAAATGCATCAAATCCAGCAGACATACCCATTGGTGCTGCAAACCCAGCCATGCTCATTGGTGAACTAAAGCCCATCGAACTTACTGGCGCTGGTGGTGGAGATGGTGGCGGTGGCTTGTTTGCTGCTTCAAGTGCCTTTGCTCTCAACTCTTTATCATCACCTGCTAACATAATACCTGACAGCGTACCAGTCAAGAATGTAGCAATTGGAATAATCAATTCAAAAAATTTGTTGTCTACAGGACTCATGCCATTCATTGGCTGAGTGACAAAAATCAAACTGTACAAAACAACAAATACAATACCAAACAGTGTAAGACCTAAAATAATACCGATGAAAAACTTGAGTCGTGCATTCAGTTCTTCAGTTGTATATCTTTCTCCTGACCATAATTCCTTTATCATCTGCAATCTCCTCTAAATGGCACTTGTTGCATTTGTGCTGAAGGCTGACCAATTTTATTCTTTTCGTAATGTGTCAAGTCTTCTGGACAAGTCCCGTTTGCGCTACAATAGGGTTTTTTACATTGTTTTGTATCCCAGTTCTCTGGGTCTTGGCAAGGATAACGATAGTTTTCCTGACAAGCAACTAACAATGGTAATAGTAATAGTACCAGATATCTCATTAGTGAACTCCTAGAACATGAAGGGCGTGTTCATAATGTTTCTTACGATCTTCAAGTCCTATGGTTCCACCATTGATTCTCTTGGTCATACCAAGAATATCACCCTTATCTGCGAATGCATTGATTTTGTTTGTTTCCCAAAACCAACATGCAGATTGTGCAGCGCCTTCGAATGTTTGCGTATATTCTGCTGCTTCTTCTGGAGAAATTTCAAGTGATGCGGCAAACCAAGTATAATTTGTTTTGCCAGTCAACTGAATCAGTCCACGACCACGATATTTGTAGCCGTCACCAGATGCTTCGTCGCCATTGCCCATACGATTGGCATAAATGCGATTGGCAATCTTCTCTGGTTTTCTTTCGTATTCTTTAGCGACAGCCAAGTTAGGAAAATATTTTCCAAACAACTTTGTTAGGCTCTCGGCTTTGTAGTTCAGATTCTCTGTAAGAAAAACAAAACCACCAGACTCATGAGCGCACTGTGCAATAAATGCAGCAATACGCTGTGGAGTATTGATTTCATAATCTGGAAGTAATTGGCTTAATGCTTTGTGCCACTGATCAATGTATGGGTTTTTTGGTAGTAATTGTTTTAATTGTTCTTTTGTGAGTTCCATGTGTATCCTCAGGTATTATTTTACGGAATCAAAAATCTCCTTTTGTAATCTATACCATTCTATCCACATGTCAACTTTGTCACTACACTTATGATACTCCATGTAGTTATCAGATACGACCGTAATCACTTCACTCAGTTTGGTCGTGCCTTCTTGCACTTGCGTCAGTGGCGGGCAAGGTCTCCCTAATGATTCTGGCATTTCGGGAAACTTGCGAGCCACTGGTACTGTTGTACTACAGCCACTCAGCAATAAAACTATAAGTAATTTTTTCATGGCTTCTTGGCTGCTTCGTTCAAAATACTTATTACGTTGGGATCAAGTTCGCATTTCGCATCAATAACTTTTTCCACTTCTTTAATCTTTTGGACAACAATCTCTCGTTTTTCAACGACTCTCTTTGTTCTCTCTCTGATCTGCGTTTCAATAACAACATTTGTCTGCTGTGATTTCTTTTCTGCATCTTTCACTTTCTCCTCTAGTTCAGCCACTCGTTGACGCCACTCTTGCTCGACGCTATAGCCTCCTTTCCAGTATATACCGATACAGAGCAGTGCTATGGAAACATATTTGATAATGTTAGCATAGCTGCTAATGAATAGCAATCTGCTACCTACAAAACCTAAAATGGTGCCGATAACACCACAAACTAAAACTGTGTTGATAATGAATAAAAGAAAGCCTGATGGCAAAAAACTAAGAAGCCACATTTGACTTTCTCTTTATGAATGAGATGAATGTTGCAGTTTTGCGTTTCTTTACGCCAGGTTCACCTTGTGGTCCTACGCCAAGACCAGCAATAGCTCCACCACCTACGGCGTTCGCCGGCGCACCCATAGCACCAGCATCTTCTTTGAGTGGCTTACAGGTTTTATCAGTGCTACACCAATAATAACCTTGACCACATTCTTTTTTGAATTCGTTTGACATAGTTCTATTTATATGTATTAGTACCCTGTACCACCAACATTATAGCCAGTATATACAGTCCATGATGTTCCTGTGCTATTTCCCACCATAACATAACTCTGATTGGCAGTCACACCACGATTTGATGGACCCAAATCGCCACCTGTCAGTTTTGCGGCTTGACCATATAGACCTGAAATAACAGCAGGATTTGAATTTCCTCTTGCTTGTACACCAACAAGTAATTCAAGCCACGGATTACCACCAGTCAAACTTGGATTGAAGAATGTCAATTCATAAACCATGTTTGGGTTGCCAGGTGTGCCAGAAGTAGAGGCTGTGCCTTCCCAACGTAACCTTCTATAATCTGTACCCGAAACAATGGTTGAGACTCTCTGCCAAGAGTTGTCAGCACCAGCAAAAAATATTTTATTGAGTGCTGGGTTGCTTGCACTCAAACTATTGAACACAGTTGAACCCAAACCAAATGTTACATAATAATTTGAATTGGGAAAGAAGTTTGTATAGCCTGTATTATTATATGTCCAAGTAAATGGAAGTGATACGTTTGTGTTCGCATCATCACCTGTTGCGGATATGATAGATGTCCAACCAGACGCAGGAAAAGGACTTTGGGCACCAGCACCAAGAACTGGTGCTTTTGTTCCGGTGTTTAGCGTATAAACACCACTAATCGGTATCTGTGAATCAACATAGATGCCGCCAGTGATTGTTATGCCTGGTCCAATTATCATTTTAGATTTCTTAGAACTTCTGCGACATTCATATCAACTGGTATTTCTGATGATATAATGTCTGTGCCGTTGATGCCACGAACTTTTTCTGGCATAAGATTCAAAAACAACAAGTATGTTTTCAGTATACTATAGTCTTCTTTATTTGTATTGTAAAACAATATTCTTGTTGACACTTCTGGACCAAAAATATTGTATAGAACTACAATGTGATTGAGTATCAGACGCTCACGCATTTCACCATGTTTTTGATAACGCCTGAACAATCGTTTGAGATAATTCAATCGTTTCATGTCTTCAGTGAATTCACTCATAACGCAATTAGGCCTATCATAGGCCTTGGCAGCGTACAACATTATATTATCATCGGTTAGATTCTCAAAAGACATAATAAATGCGGCTGACCGAAGCCAGCCGCTTCAATCAGTTAAGGTTCAAGTGTAGCGTCTTCACCACCATCGCCGGCTCCAGTTGTATCTGGATCACCGTACATGGAACCCATAGCAACTAAAGTTTCGGTTTGAATGCGACCAGCACGACCACCTGTACCTTCTTTTCTCAGAATCCAACCGGCATGTGCGCCTGCTGTATTTGCGGTGCTTACTGTGTTCGCTGCTTCTGCTGCATCAACACCAAAAACGCCAATTGCTTGACCAGAGCGACCTAAATCACTGTCTGTTGTCGCAAAGGTTGTGTTACCATAAAGTGCTTGCGTGTTTGCTGTTAATCCAATTCCACCAGTAGGACCAAAAATTGGCGCATTGTTAGCAGCATCTAAATTACCCCATAGTGACATGAGTTTTCTCCTATAAATCTTTGATTAGTTATTTATGTTTTCTGTATATCGCTAGACAATTCGGGGTCTTTTTGAAACTTATCCGATGCCTGTTCTTGTTCTTGTTTTTTTCCTTTTGCAGCATCTTTAACAATCTGAGCCTTGCGTGACAGAGTTCTTGCTGCTGCACTTGGATCATCAACATCTTCACTTACAGTCTTCCAACCACCACCTTTTGACTTGTACCACTTTGCGGCCCAACCGTTGGCGTATGCTGATGGATATACATCAAACTTAGAACGTGCTAATGATTTTGCTTTTGACCAAAGTGCTGGATTGGTTGGTTCATTCTTCTCTTCAAGGTACTCAAATTCTTCTTTCTTGTAAAGATGACCATACTTTTTCATGTGTTCTTTATACTTATCTGCCGAAATGTGCCCAGAGCGTACCTCTTCACTATCTCTTTCTCTTTTTTCTTTATCTGTGTATGGTGTCAAAGTACCAACTTTAAGTTCTTTACCTTGAGTTCCGTCAGATTTAACAGCATATTTTCTGAATGACAGAGTTGATTTTGGAGCAATAGGTCTACCTGATAAGTCTCGGCGCACATATGTTCCACCTTCCATACCCTCATCAAGTTCAAATTCTTCGTTGACATGCCCATACTTCTTTTTATACCAATCAGGCATACCATTCTTTTTTCTCCAGTGTCTTACAGTTGCAGAATCATTTGCTTGATCACGATATTTGTTTTCTGCTGTTGTATTATGACTCTTCATTGCTTCTGCTGCTTCATGAGCATCTTTGGCAATATGAACTAACGCTTCATTGGATTTCTTGTGATAATCGTGACCTTCTAGTGGATGACGCTGTGATGGGCGACCTTCTTGAAGTTCAACTTCTTCTTTTACACGCTTACGAGCAAGTTCCATACTCTTGGCTGTTCTGTCAAGAGCAGCAGCAGCCAATGGCTTTTCTCTTGGTGCGCCTATGTTTGCCTTTACTGCTCTTTTTGCCTGCTTAAATCGAACCTTGTCAAGATATGATTTAGCTGTATCAGAACTAATCTCATCAAGATGTTCAACTTCTTCGTTTTTAGGCTTGATACCTTTTTTCTTCATGTTGATTGCAATCGCTGCTTGTTGTGCGGGATTTGCTGCTTCGGTCAATTCGCCACGCAGATAGTTTGCTGCTGTAGAGATATAATCTTCAGCAAGTGTAATCTTTGATTGTACCCACTCAGGAAGATTTGTATTTTCATCCATCATTTCAATCAAGTCTTCTGCATTGAAAACTAGTGAACGAAGTTGTGACATTGCCATGTCGCCCTCATAATCATACTCACGTGGGTCTTTTGCCTCTTTAATTGGTGAAACAATCGTAGAAGACTTAAAAGGTTTTTTAACTGGTCCAGACACGAATCGTCCTTTCTTTTCTAATTGTTCATCAATCTCTGTCTCTTCGGAGACTCTTGATGCTTTCATAATACCACGAATCAATGGTGCTTTGAGTTGTTTATGTCTTGGAACAGCAATGTGTTCTTTTGACTTTGGATGAGCATATACATCATGTCCACCACCTGTACGCTTCAATGTCCAACCTGATTTACGAAGATGTGCATGAACATCACGTGTCTTCATGCTCGACTCTGGCATCTCATCAAGTTGTTCAACTTCTTCAACTTTGTATTTCTTTTTGATTTCTGCCTGCTTTGCAAGTCTCTCTTTGTCATCAGAAATACCGTAAGAATGACCCAACTCTTTGTAATAGTCGGGATGTGGTAGTCCCGACTTCTTACGCAGAGCCATTTGTCGTTGATGTAACTTATCGGCGACTGACATGATTAGTCCTTTTTAGCCATTTTTGTAGCCGTAGCATACATTACCGATTTTGCTCTTTCACCATAACGCTGTTTGAAACCAGAAAGACCTTTTTTCATACCTTTTACATATTCTTCTTTCTTCTTGGCTTCACCTTTTGTCAGTTCACGTTCATCAATTTGCTGATAACTTTCAGGCATTTCTTTTACGCCAGTTGTCTTACCAGCAGCAACTTTTGGTTGTTTCTTTTTACCTTCAAAACTTGCTTTTTGATCTTCATATTCTTTTGTGAACTCATCATTTGTTGGCTCTTCAACGATTGTCTCAACAACGCCATTTACTTTGTCAGCATCAATGACTTGAATTGTGTGATCACCAATTTGTTCTTCTTCAGTTTCAATTGGTGCCAAAACTTTCAGACCATGTTCATTGTACAGTTCAAGCATTTTCGTAAATGATGTTGATTCATTTACACGTGTTGAACGCTTGAAGTTTTGACGGGCACCGTAACCTGTGTTTTTCTTTGGTGCTTCATCAGCATCATCGTCTTTGTAGTCACGCTTATGTACAAGACCTGTTGCTGTTTTTGTGACTGAGCCTGTTGCAGTCTTACCAGCATCCATACGCTTCTTGGCATCTGCTACTGTTGGAAATGCTTCATCCAGTTGTTCTTTCTCTTCTTTCTTCAGTACACCACGACCAACTAACACATCTTTGTGTGTGATCTTATCTTTTGGATGTGCCAGTGCTGCCAAAGATTTCTCTTTGTCTGTTTTTGGTTGTGAGCCATGACTTGTTTCAGCCATGATCTTTGCTACTTCTGCTGCTACACCTTTCAGTGCTTTGTCATTGAAAATTGACATGTTGTTCTCCTGATTTAGTTTTATTATCTTGTGACTTCTTCCCAATCCATTGCTGCAAAAATATCAGAACCAGCAAATGATGCTGCTACACACAATGTGATTTCGTATGGGGTATTCGTTAAACCATTTCTCTCTAATTGAAACTTGAATAGTGCTTCTCTAAGAATATCTACTGGCATAGAACTTTGTGTAGTAGAAGTTGTAAAGCCTGATGCTAACACTCTTCCACCAGTAATTGTTGCGGCATCTATCTTATACTCTACGGCAGAATTATCTCCCGCACTCACCCATGTTCCACCAGTTGTTGTGCCGCCTGCTCTAATTTGCCAATTATAATATGAATTGTTCGTTACGGCTAATAAAGATATCGCAGTAAGAATAGCAATTGCATCCAATCTTGTTGATTTGAGTCTCAGAGAAATTAGATTGTAATATGTTCCTGCAACAGGTAAATCAATCGGAGTATCAACAGGTGTTTGAATGGCCTGTTGTGTACCATATAATTCGTAGCCACCTTCAGAAATTACTGTTGAGCAGATTTGTTTCAAAGTAGAATTACTTGCGGTAACTCCAGTATTCTTGATTTCATATCGCAACGGTAATGTTGCAGTTGTCATGTAGGGAACTGTGTTTACATTATCGTTATGGAATATGTGTGCCGGAGTTAGTTTACCATCAACGACAAATCCACAACGAACATCACCAACACCGAGCCATTCAATATCCATCCAAAGAATATTTGTTTTGCTTACATCAAGTCCACCAGTGTGTTCTGCACCACCGCTTTGTGCTGAGTATCCTGTGCCGTCAAACTTGTCTATATTCCAGTTTGATTGTGCAACTCTTTCTTCTGTAATCGTACCTGATGTGTTGCTTCTTAATACAAAGTAATTTGTTGTTCCGTCATTCTCAAGATAGATTCCGTTCTCTGCGCCATGATATCCAACTCTTTGACGCACATTTGCCTTTGGTGTGTTCATAGCAAATGTTGACATAATCAACAAAGATTTACCTGGCTGGTATGAAAATACTTTTGTTGTCTCACGAATGACTTCAGCATTTGCAGTTGTTCCTACAGTCATTGTAATCATACTTTGATTGTTCACAAAGGCATATGAACTATTTCCTGCTGTATTTGCTGTTACCCATAATCCATTATCAGCAAAACGATGTGTGCTGTCGAAAAGAGTAAGTGGTTGTGATATACGTAAACGACCAAACGCATCTGTCATAGTACCAGATGGCGTAAGACGATCAGACATCATATTCACTTCATAACGAGTGAATACTTGTCCAGAATCTATCTTGTGTAGGTCGGTTCTAAATTGTGCCACTTAGCAGTCCCATGCCTTTCTTGACCAATAATTTGCTGAAGTCTTATCACTTGTACCTTTAATGCCGCCTGATCTAGCACAGTATGATTTCTTACGTGCTGGTTGATCTTTTTTGATTGACAGATTCTTATCACCAAAATTTATTTTTTGTGCTTTACCATCACCATCCGGATCGACGTAAACTTTTGATTTCTTTACGTCACCCGGCATAGGCTTGTTCAATGGTACTTCTTTACCCTGATATGTTGCTTCTTCTAAATGTTGTTTGAAAGTTTTCATTTTGGCTTTAACTCCGGATATTTTTTATGCATTTCTTCCCTTGATAGTTCATGCATATCTTTCCACATTTTTGCTTCTCTTTTAGTTTTTGTGGTTCTAATAAGACGGCCATTTTCATCATGCACATTATATTCAACATCGGCTGTTGTTCTGCCACGATAACTTTCTTTCTTAGTTATTGTTGCTTTCTTTTCTTCAACTATGAAGGATTTAAATGTTTTCATCAGCAATTCCATTTTCTTAAGGCTTTATTGATACGTGAATCTGGATCACGTGCTGTCTTTGCTGATGTTAGTCTACGCTTCATCCCGCCCATTCTTGCACAGAATGATTTACGACGATTCGCTGCTTTTGAACCTGGCTTCAGTTTGCTTGGTTTTGTTGTTACAGCCATCGATAATTTTGAACCTGGGTTAGCACGACGATATGATTCAATACCTTTACGATTCAAACCGCCAGACTCAGACTGTCCTTCTTTGCGTGTCCATGCTTCACCTTCTTTTAACTGATTCAACTGATCTTCTGTCAATGGACCATCGTCGGCTTCATATTCTTCTTTTGAAATTTTAGCAATCGCTTTGTTGACACCCATCTTCATCTTTGGCTTTGTGAATACGGGATTGTCTGCACCACCAGCATCACCTTCTCTCTCTTCTTTTACACATGAGCCTTTGGCATATGCTTTTTTGCCCGGTGCTGGTTTGTAACCTGGCCAGCATCTTTCTGTCATGTAATCTTTGAACGATTTCATATGTAGTTTCTCTTTTTAAATGTTATAAGTGAGATACCTTTTTTCTTCAATTCATCTTCTTTTTGATCACCGATTGATGCTGTGGTTGTATCGCCAGTAAGTTCACTAATGTTCTTTGGTACAACTTGTGTTGCTTTGCCTTTCTTGCTCAACTTCTCACCCATGTCTCTAGCAGGAGATTCACCAGCACCCGCCATTGAAATACCAGGTTCTATGCCTTTGTCGATTGATTCTTCGACTTTTTTCTGGAAGTTTTCTTTGATGCTGGCAAGACTGATTGTTCTTCTTCCTTCGGCAACGGGCTTGTCAAGGGCTGGTCGATCTTTTCTTCCAGTACCGGTTCTAACTTTTCCAAGTTCTTTGGCTGATGGGGTGGAACTATTCTGTCCATAAATTGCTTCAATCGCAGAATTATCAGGTGAATGTATTTCATGTAAGTCCTCTTTTAGTTTGACAACATATCTATTGCCTACTTTTGCTACTGTGCCACCTTTCTGGTGTGCTTCTTTTGCCGCTGAACCACGAATATAAAACAATCGTGTTTTACCATTTTTATCTGTCAACAACTTTTGTTTCTTCTCTGTTTCTTCACTAATCTTACCTTTACCAAAACTCGACACATTAATTGGTGCGCCTTTGCGTTCTGGATTTGGATCATGGCGGCGCTTTGCTTTTACAGCAGAAGCACGTTCTTTCTTTGATAGCATTGCTCTCTTTTCATTTGACATGCACTTAGGCTTTGCTTCACCCGGTTCTCTGGCACATGGACCAATTGCTTCACCTTTACTATTGATACGCTTCCAACCACCCTTGGGATGTTTAGGATCAAACCATTGACGCAAATCTTCTTTAATCATGCTTTTGCCAAGCATCAGTAGATTGTATGCACCAGGATCAGACATTGTATTTACTTCCTCTTCTTCTACCATGTCTTCTTCATCCGACTTGAGTAAACGAAGTGTACGTGTAACTTCTTCTACTGTATCGCCTGTGACTGAAACTGTAACGGCTTCATTCATCTTAGCCATTTTGTTTTGATGAGTTTCAACAGTCTTTGCAATCTTTTCTACTGGTACTAGACTACCATGTACTGAACGATGTGTAACTTTACCATCTTTACCATAACGACCAAAACCATAATACTCTAGACCCATGGTATTCATGTCATCGTGTGTGCCAGCATCTTTATGTGGCTTCATGTCAGTACGAATTGGTGCCGTATCTTTCTTACCCAACTCTGTGGCAATCCAGCCTTTTGCCGAATCATTCTTTGGTGGCTTACCTACAAACTTTTGTATGTTTTTGAAAATGCCGTCTAGTTCTTTTGTCTTTGCTTCTACAACTTCTGGTGCGGCTGTACGCAAATCTTCAGAGTTATCAAACTCAACATAGTTGTCACGAAACAGTTTGCCAAACATTGGTCGTGCCGCTTGTACTGAATCCCATTTCTCTTTACGAATGTCTTCTGGTACTGTACGACCACCACGTTGACCACGTTCGATGTTTCTTTCTTTTGATACTTCATCAGCAGTATTGACCATGATCATCGAAGTTTCATAGCCCAACTTCTCAAGCATGTCTTTGATCTTGGCATATTTTTCTGGATCATCACCTGTACCATTGATGATCAATCCATTGCGACCATGTAATGCTAAACGTTGACGCAACTCTGTAACATTCTTTGCACGTTTACGAACAGCATTACGCTGTGCTTCTTCATCTTCAGGCATTCTCTTATCAAGACCTTCTTTGTCCATCAAATACTCAAGTGCCTTGTCTGAATTGATTTCTGTCAGCCCATGACCGTCTAGTGTTTTACTCAACACATAATCTTTACCTGAGCCTGGACCGCCGCCAAGAAACACTGCTTTGAAAATACCTTTGTCGTGAACACCCTCACGAATGATTTCTTCGTGTAGTCTCATACCTTTACGTACATCATTGAACATTTGTTTGACATGGGCATGAGACATTGACGATGGTGCGCCTTTCTTGAAAGAATCAAGATCGCCACTCTTTGCATGTTCACGCATCTTTGAAGCAGAGATACCAGTTACACCTTCAGCATCAGGATCACGTTCACCTGCTGAGTGTACTTTGATTGATTTGAAATTGAAACGGGCACCCTCATGTGTGCCATTGTACTTGTGTAACAGTTTGTGATATTCTTCTGTGCGGTCAGAGCCACCAACCATATGAAGATGAGTTACACCTTTCTTGTGAAGTGCTTCTGCATGATCAAAGAATGTTGGTTTATCTTTGGATGCTGCTGTGAAGTTCGTGCCAGGAAATGCACGTTTAGCGTGTTTGACTTTTTGATCTGCTGTAAGGGGATTTTTCTTAGCGTCCTGTGAGTGTGACAGAACGATGTGATGTGAGCCACCAACTTTGTCGGCAATCTCTTTGACTTTATTGACTAGTTTTTCGTGACCGTTTGTAATCGGATTCATGCGGCCAAATGCTAGGACGGCATGTTTCTCTTTCTGTTCACGTAGAAAATCTCTAAATTTCATAATCCCTCTACCTCTGCGGCAGTTGTTTCTGTTATTTAGTATTTAGTAGATTTCCGTTGCTCCTGTGCTGGCCATGACACCTTGACAGTGTATTTTATCAAGTTCTACAAGACGGTCAGACTCAATGTTGAAGAAATGAGCATGTTCAGTGTCAACTCTAGTATTTTGAATTACATCAACATTTCTTCTACAAACAATTGAATAATCATCAATCAGACTCGGACAAAATGAGAAAAAACGAGTAATCAGTAAATCAGTAAATGTTTCAGCAACTTCACCGCCCATCCAAGTTGGCATTCTTTTTTTGAACACATATTTTCCAAAGTGATCATGTTCAGTTATATCAAAATCATCAAGAAATACGGTCCGTGCTGAAAATTTATAAATTCTACTAACAGAATGCATCAATCGCATCATGTTCGCTGATTGTTTTAAAAGCATCATCACTTTTAACATCAACACATTCTCTGCTTCACTTTTACGGCCAATTGACGCAAATTGTGCTATTTCCCTATCACCAGAAAAATCAACAATCAGATTGACAAATTGACTCATACTGTCATATTTTTCTCTTTCTACTGGCTCTGGTGAACCATCAGCCAAAATAACAATGGCGTCTGGACATTTTCGTCTGAGTGACACAAGACCTTCAATCGTTTGTTCAAGTCTTTCTTGGCGATTGAGTATGCCCATATTTGGGTTGAGTGCAGATGTTACAATGAACATCTGTTGTGAGGGTATTAGTGCCATTCTACATCCGAAAATAGTTTGATTGTTTTGTAAGTTGCTTTTGATTTAATGACATGAACAATCGTGTCACTTACTTCTTTTGGTTCTAAAAACTTCTTTCTATCTGGGTGATCTTTTTGCATAGGTGTTTGTATACCACCAGGATGAATGCTTGTGACACGAATCTCATTCATCTGTGTGTGTAATTCTGCACCCAATGCACCAGCAAATGCTGTGATGGCATGTTTAGATGCTGAGTAAACTGCTTCCCATTCCATCTCTTTTAGACCAGCAACAGAATTGATGAAGAAAATGTCGCTACCTTTATTCAGTAACTTGAGTGCTTTTAGTGTTACATACATCGTGCCTTTGACATTCAAATCAATAATCTTGTCTATCGATTCAAATGAAAGTTCGTCTTTGAACAATCCCCACTCATACACACCAGCATTGTTTACAAGCACATCAATGTATGTGCCAATTGTTTTAAATGCATCTTCAACTTGTTTTGACTTTGTTATGTCGCATTCAACCCATTCAAATGTATCGGGATATGAATACAAGTCCATAGGTGGTTGTGAACGTGATAGACCATAAACAAAATAGCCCTCATCAATTAATCTACCTGCTATATCATAACCAAGACCATAACTACAACCAGTGACTACAGCAACCTTACGCATCATATCTCCTCAAAAAGATCAATAGCCAATTTCATTTCATCTTCTGTGATATCATTGACAATCTTGTAGTTGCCAATTGCAATAGGTAGTGGTGCATACTGATCGCCATTACGATGTTTGGTTGCATCACGCAGACTTTCTAACAAATACTTCATGTTTGTGAAGTCTTTATGAAATGTTTTTAGTTTCAATCTCTTTGCAACACCAAAGATTCGTTTCAATTGAACTGTGTCAATGTAACCACGAATGAATGAAATACACGAACTATACAAGCAGTCTAACGCTACTGCTTCACCATGTAACAACTCTGGTATGTTAGCCATCTCAATCACAGGACTAAATGTGTGACCAAAATCTACACAACGATCTAATCGTTTTTCCCACAGGTTTGGTCCTAGTTCTGCAATCATATCTGTGATAGCAAGATTGATTACACGAACTGGCACTGCACCATACTGAAACTTTTCATCAATCAATATCTCTGCATTTTCTTCTAGCAGATGAAATAGTTCTGGTGATTTGATGACTGCAAGTTTGAATATCTCTGCAATGCCATTGACAATCTCACGTTCACTCTGTGTGCGAATAAACTTCTTATCAATATATGTCGCCAATGGTGGATAGTACGCACCAATACGATTGCGTCTACCTAAATGATTGACACCTACTTTTGAGCCGACTGATGCATCAACAATCGCCAGAAGTGTTGTGGGGATTTTGATATATGGAATTCCACGACGATAAATGCTGCAAGCAAAGCCAACAATGTCAAGCAGGACACCCCCGCCAATTGCGATAATCGGTTCACGGCGTAACACTCCATTCTGTTCAAAAAAGTCTAAGATACGATCTACATTCTTCCAGTTTTTATTTTCTTCTTTGCAGTCTACACAAAGTATTTTGCAACTCAACTTGACAGCGCCAAAGTATGCTGCAATGCTATCTTTGTATAGATCATGCACTTCAGAATCAATAACAATAATTCTACGATCACTGTTCGTGATGTTTACAATATCTTGATTACTTGGGCTGAAGATGTCAGCAGAGTATGTAAGTTTGAATTCTACTGGTAGTTCTGTTTTGACTGACCAAGTTCGTTTGAACTTGTCATAATCCATCATAAAGTCTAAACTCATTTCATCGCCTTACTAAACAGTTTACATGCATGAACATAAAAATATTTTGCTTTATCAATATCACCAGCAAGCAGTTTGAACGGAAGCATACGAATGAACTGTGATGCTTCTAGTATATCTATGAGTTTCATTTTATCTTCTGGTAACTCAGAGATAAAGTGTTTGTTGAATGTCTCAAAGTGATCCACACCACCATGAGAAATAGACACATCAATTCCTTTTACACGAACATCATGATCGTTGATGAAGCCATAGTGACTACGAGAACATTGTAACACTTGTGCATAGTCAAGATACTTGGTGTTCCACATACTCTCATCATATAAGTCAATGAAGACAACACGATCTTCATTAAATGAATACATGATATTTTCTAGTGTAGGATTACCGTGAATGTTACACTCATCATCATTTTCTAATTCTGCAAAGTATTCTTTCAGAACATGAAGATAACCACCTATACCTGTAACAACTTCACCATTGAAATGGTAAGTGCCATAATAGAAGAAATCTTCAAACTCTTTTATTTTGATGGCATCTTCAATCTTCTGTTGTATCTCTTCAACAAAATAAAGTTTTGGTGTGCCAGCAATAGGTTCTTTTCTGATTGAGTGAAGTGTATTCAGTCCTCTCCAGACTGCTTGACTCATTCTGAAGATTTGTTCTTCACTCAGTGTGTCTTTACTAAGAATGCTTTTGATATCACGAAAGCCTTCAAGATATTCCAAATCAAACCATGCTTCAACACTAGTAGAATCTACATTTACAACTTTAGGAAACAAACCAGGATACAGTGTGTTATATTCTTGTAACTTCTTCAACTGAGAATACCAACGCATGAAACCATATTCACGATTTTTTATACGTGAGATTTCTTTGCGAACAATCTTCTCATCTGGTAGCCAGTAAGTTTTACTGAGTGAGCCACCTTTCAATGGTATAGTTGTCATTTTGCACCTAGTGTTTGCCTTGCTATCTCAATACCGTATTCTTGAGGACTGCCTAGCACAATCGTTTCTTGATTGCTGCCAAGAGGATTCATGAATACTTGTTTATTAGATTGTATCATACTTTGTATCACATCTGCAATATACAATTCACCATCTTTTTCGGCTAACTTGTTATAATATTCTAGGTAAAGATGACCAGTTAGAAAACCATAGAAGCCCGATGATGCATAAGGTGAGATTTGTTTCTTTTCCACAATTTCAATTACCGTGTTTTCAAATGCACGAACATAAGAATACTTTGGTGAATTACCCACAAACACATCAATGTATGCATCATGCTTTGCGGTCAAGTCATCGGCAATAAAATCTATACGACGACCCTTGATGATTGTATCTGCATTGTGTACAAATGTTGGTAAGTTCTTGTTGTTCAGTTGTTCAATTCCAATCGCTGCTGTGTGTGCTTGACCTTTTGTATCACCGATATAAAGAATATTACTTTCGTTCCATCCCAATGGCTTGATTGCTTCAACAAGTTGCTCTTTGAAATAAATGTCTCTTTTGTTGGCCACAAGAATAAGTTGATTGACCCAACCAAGATTCTTCAAAATATCGTATATGATTGTTTTGCCATTCCAAGGCAAAAGATATTTTGGTATGTCAAAGCCAACGTCATGGAAACGGGTGTTGTAACCCGCCATACAGATTATCAGATTCATTTGAGCCATTCTTCCATATCATTTCTCAAAAGAGAATGCCATGTGCTGTTATATTCTCCTGGTGAAAACGGATGATTGACATCGCAATATACAAGATTTTCACCAACAAGATTGTGTCTCTTCCAGTTGGCACTCATGAAATCTTCCATCATGTATTGCACACCAGAATTGTAGAACTCATCAATGTGATTGTAAGCATCAGCATACTTGTCCATATTTTCGGATGATGAGAACGCAAACTGATCATTACCAAAGTCACGTTCTGGTGTCATGCGACAGTTTGGTATGTACAACTTACTATTGTCTAGTTCTTCAAATGGTATACGAGTGTTAATAGCAAAGTCGAATCGTGAACGAATGACCCAATCAAACTTCATTTCAAAGTATTTTTCATATTCATACTTTGTTTTCATGCATTCTCTGATTGCATACAACTGAGCATATGTTGACATACGACCATCTTTGACTTTCCAATTTGGTGATGGTGGTGGTGTGTTTGTATACTTTGACAAATCAACTGTAGGATTTGGTGATGTTTTGAAACTGTATGCATTATACTTTGAAGAAATCTTTTGCATCTCTTCAGCGGGCATTTCCCATGAATGCAGAAAGACAGTTACATCATTATCTTTGATAATATTTTCGTAATGATATGCATGGCCTTTTTCCCACATTCTTGGTTGGCCAGAGATACAGAGTGCTATTCTCATAGTTCACGCCCCACGTTTGCTTTGTTGTCTGTGATGCCAAATGGCTTGAGTTGTTCTTTTTCCATCACAACCATACTGTTGTAGAATGCTACAGAATACAGATTGTGATATGCATCTAGTGCATCTTGTGAAATTGGTGAGCCTTGAAAGTGCTGCTGATTGACTATATCAGTTGCCCGCTTACAGTGTTCGGTGAATGTGCCAGCACCACGAAATACACCACCCCATGGCTGTGGCCAATAACTTGTGTGAGTGTCTTCACAAATGTATACACCACCCTCTTTGATGTGTGGAAAAACTTTGTTGAGTGTAGTGATTTGATGATTCATTACATGTGAGCCATCATCAATTACAATGTCAAACTTGTTTTGTGTTTTGAGAAACTCATCCCAAAACTCTGGGTCGCCTTGATCACCCATCACAATCTTGACATCACCAGTATACTCATATTTCAAACATTCTTCGTTGATGTCAATGGCAACAACTGATGTATCTGGTCCAAAGTATTTCAGCCACATTTCAATTGAGCCGCCACCAAGTACACCAATTTCAAGTATGCGTGGTGCTTTACCCACAAACTTCTTTAGATGTCTTTCATAAACATCAAAGTAGCCTGACCATTTAGTAGATGGTTTTTCTAATTCCCAAAATAGTTCTTTGATTCTATTTGTCGTCATATTTTGCCTCAATCACTTTACGCCATTCTGGCACACGATCATACTGATGTACAATAGTATACTCTATTCCTGTTGAAGTTACAACCTTATCACCTTCTAATTTCGGTGATGGTTCTAAAAGATGTGGTCTGAATTGTTCGATCTTACTTGGATCGGCAGTTGTGCCTAATTGACATGCCCAGCCTTCTTCGGATTTCATGTACATTGATGTTTTCACATATGGATGTCTTGATACCATTACGTTGAATACTGCCTGATCTACAATTGGAATTGGTCTGTTGATACAGTTCAAAAATAACTGTAGCACCAGGTCTCTCATTGCATGACCTCGACCAGCAAGAACACCCACATTGAAGATCGTGTTGTTCTTGAAATCATCATAGATGCCTTGACCATAACATTGTGTGATATTTTCACGACCCCATGGCTCATCTTTATATTTCATACTCTCAGAAGAGAATACCAAATCTTCTTGTGCTGAAAGATTCTCTTCTAACCATTCTACAGGATTCTTTTGAAAGATAACATCTCTTACGTCAGTAGTAATTACATACCGATAATCATTGCTTTTGAGTAATTTGTAAATGTGAACAAAACGTTCAACGTGAACCATAAGATTCGATTGATACTTCAAATTACCTTCAGTGTCTTGATTGAATGCAATGATTGAGAAGCCTGCGTTAGATACTTTTTGTACGGTATCTTTATCACAGTTCATGAGAATCAGAACTTTGTCACCTTCAAAGCCTGATTGATTGATAGAATTGACCCAATATTTTAGTTTGGACCAATCATAGTTGTTGGCACAGCCTACAATCACATCTTTCATAATATCTCCAATAATTTATTTTATGTCTGTTGTTGCCCAGCTTCCTGTGTATTTTTTATATTGTTGTTGACTTTGACCGGGCGTGTCATCAAGATATTTAGCGGTCGTTTCTGGTCTACCCCACTCACCAGCACCAGCCTTCGACACAAACTCTTGCCTGCTATCTTTGTTTGTCTTGAGGTAATCTTTGAATGTTTTCATATCGTGAATGATGAACCACAACCACAAGTTGCAGTTACGTTTGGATTTTTGATTGTAAATGAAGCACCCATCAAATCTTCTTTATAATCAATCACGGCTTCATTCATATATTGCATACTCATACTATCTATGACAACTCCAACACCATCTCTTTCAAATGTAAAGTCATCATCTGCTGCTGGCAATTCTTCTAATGTAAAACCGTACTGAAAGCCAGAACAACCACCACCTTGAACGAAAACCCTCAACTTCAAGTCTGGATCTTCTTCAGCAATAATTGTTTTGATTTTCTTTACGGCAGAATCAGATATAGTAATCATTATCCCCTCGTCAGTTTCAATACTTTTTGCATTTGCTTCTCAATGATTGGTCCACGATTTGGCCAGTGGATGTATGGTTGACTTGCGGTCTTGTACAGATTTGTCAGAAATGGCATAATAATTTTTTCTACTTGCTGAAGTCTTGCTTTGTATTCTTCAACAGTTTCATCTTTCTCCGCAATGACTGCTTGATATTCAACTTCATCTACAGCACTGAAGCCAAAGTCATCGTCTGCATATTCTGCTAAAATTTTATTGATATCGTATTCCATTACTTATCCCATGCTTTCTGTGCGTTGAAATTTTGTCTACTGAATTCTAATCTATCTACCAGTTTCAATGCTTTGCCAAGATGATCTACTGCAACAAAACCTTCTGGTGCTGTAATACGGAAACCATCATCTGTGCGTACAAATGTGCCAATGCTTTTGATGGTTTCTAACTTACGAATGATCATTAACTTGGCATCAACAATAAGGTTCATCAAATCGAATGCTTGTTTCAATTGAATTGCATTTGAACGGTAAAAACGCATGACTTCATTTTTTTCTTTGATACGTTTTTGTTTTGTATCTTCTTTCTTTGCTGCTAGAATTTCTTTATTCAGTTTTGCTTCAACCCAGTTTATCAACTCTTGTGTATGAATTCTGGTGTCAGCAATCTTTTTACCTTCACGAACTTTTGTATTATTGAATGTTTTGATTTGTGTAAGAAAAACATCCGATGCAGCAATACGATTCAATGTCAATGCGGGTATTGAATTGAAGACTCTGCCTGCATTTGAAAGAATAGATGTAATTGCTGCTGTCTCTTCTTCAGTAAATGTAACTGAGCCTGACGCATCAGTAAACGAAGCATCACGAAACCAAACATCTTTCGTTGGCTTCAAATGTCCAATGTCAATGTTGTATGATGCCTTCATTGTCTCTAATGTTTTACCAGAATACGATGTATGAAACACGACACCAATTTGTGCAGCCAACATTGTCTGTGCTAGTTTTGATTTTATTGGCACAGCATATACAATTGTGTTTGGTTGAAAAATAATATATTCTTCACCAGCAATTGTTTCTTTCTTGATGTCACCTTTACTAAACATCATGTCACCTTGCAATACACCCTTGATGCCTAACTTAGGTAAGAATGCAAGTGCAAGTTTTAGTTTTTGGTTTAAACCTTCACCCGGATGATTTGCATCTATATCTTCATCAGTATAATTCAATTTTGCATTTTTTGCAAACACTGATTTTGTACCAACAAAAAATTTACCGTTTTCTGGATTTGTGCCAGCAAAGATAGCGGGTGCGCCATCCCACTTTGTAGTCACATTTATTTTCGAACCCGTATGACCAGCAAGCATATTGCGTAGTGAACGAAGAAAATCTATTGACTCACGGGCACCTGAAACACCACCATTTAATACGTTATCTTCAAGATGTTCTAAGTGAACATTCTTGCCTTCTTTACTCTCTTTTATATAATCCATGAATTTCATTTTACTTTGAACTTTGTGTCGTTAGGGTATTCACCGGCTTTTGAGTTTCTCAATTCAATAACATAACTTTGAAATCTATTTCCACAATAAATTGTTATTTGTTTAGATTTGGGATTGGGATATCTAATATCAGTAACTTGAATGTTGCTTGTCAATTCATTTAATTTTTTTCTATCCAACCAAAATACTTTCCATCCTTGAGTTTGTTTCCTTACATAAAAATAATTCATACCCCAGGCTCGTTCAAAGATTTTTTTTATTTCTGTCGGATTAGCCTTCTCAACTTTAATTTTTTTTCTTAACGCTTTTTTCTTGTTTCTTATGTCAAAACCTTCTTGAATTTTATTCAAATCTACACCAAAAGCATTTAGAAATTCTGCTCCCGCAGATTTTGGTTGCAATTCACCTGTTGCATTAAAAAGGGATGCTGCACCTGAATAAGAACTAAACGTATCTCCGTTTACATCTTTTAAAGAAATAAACCAGTTATTGTTTGTCGTATCTGTTAAAACAATATCTCCAATAATTGCACCCAACTTCTCAATTGGCACGCCTTCTTTTTTTGTTGAACCTTTTCTTTGGCTTACAGATTTGATTTCAACCGAAGCAAAATCTTTATTCGATTCATTTAATTGCTGAATAACACTGCTATAGTCACTAGAGGTTTTACTTGTCGCAAACGCTTTTGCTAATCCAGTTACAGTATTTGTCTCAAAATTTTCACCTTTGTTTGCACCTCTTCCAATTATTAAATCAAAACCCTGCCCATCATACTTAAAAGTATAACTTGGAAATTTTGAACTGTTTGGTGAAATTTGATTATACTGTATTGAACTTATATCTTTAGATGCTGATCTTAATAGTTTTCCTAAGTCGTCAACCAATTTTGCAGATGTGTCTTTATTTTTATCAATTAGTTGCAATCTATACTCTCGTACAGTTTTTACGATCTTGCCCGGTTTGCCAGATGGAGCAAGAGGTGCAACTTGATAGTTGTATGACTTTAGAATAGAATTAAAAAATTCACCTATTTTTAAATATTGTTCTGTGGATAAAGCCATCAATACTCCCTAGATAATAGAGTATTTATACTTTAAAACCCCCGAACTTGTTTTTCATTCCTGACTGACGTTCACGGTCACCAAATGTGTTCAGTGGCTTGTCATCAACTTGACCGGTATCTACCAAATCTTCTTGTGCTGACTGTTCTACATCATACAGTTTCATTTTGGCTCTGTCAATACCCACAACAAATCGCTTGAAATAGTTGGGATCATTGTAACGATTCTTTAGTTGCTTAATTAGTATCTGATTCAATTGTTGCAACTCTTCGGTACTTATCAAAGCGAACATAAAGTCTGCTGTGGCTGGCAAGCCGAACGATTCAGAAGTGTCTTCTAAGCCGGGATCTGAGCTTGTGAAGCCGCTTCTAGTGGTCTGTGTGGCTGATACTATGGGAACATCAAACTCGACCGCTAGACCCCGCAATTCTTCTGCAATTGCCTTAACATAAGAATAACTATTTACGTTAGCACCGGGCTTGATTCTAGCACTTGCACAAATGTTAAGATAGTCAATGAAAATGATGTCAGGTTTGAAACTTTTCTTGAGTTGCAATTCATTTAACAATGCTCGAAAATGCAACGCTGATGCCGCTGCTGTTGGATACTCTTTGATGATGAGTTTACCATGTGTTTTCACTTTGAGTGCCGAGAACTTTCGATCATAGTCTTGCTTAGAAATTGAGTTCAGATCGGCAATATCGATATTCAAAAGATTCGCATCAATTCGTTCAGCAATTCTCTCTTCAGCCATCTCCATTGTGATATACAATACATTCAGACCTTGTGCCAAACAAGAACCAGCAACATGACACATGAACAAAGATTTACCAACACCAGTACCAGCAAGTGCAATATTCAATGTTTTCTTTGGTAAACCGCCTTTGGTAATCTTATTGAATAGATCAAGGTCAAAAGGTATCTTTGTTTCATGACGATGATAAAACTCAAATCGATTATCGGAGTCATCAATGTAATCGTGACCAACAGACCTGTCAAATGACACACCAAGTGCGTCACTCAACAACTTTGGTATCATGCCTTTGTCTTCTTTGTTTGCTTTGTCATCAAGAATCTTGACAGATTTCATGATCGCATTGTAGATTGCCTTGTCTTGACAAAACTTTTCTGTTTGCTTGATAAGCCAATCTACATCAGTTGGATTGTCTTTATCTGCATTGATTTCACGAATCATTTCGACCGCTTTTCTGATTTGATCTTCAGTCAGTTTGCGTGATTCAGTAAAATTAATTACAAGAGATTCGTATGTGGGAAGATGATTGAATTGTTCTACGTGATCGTTGATTTCGTCAAACAGAATTTTTTCCGTTTGATCTGTGAAGTATTCTGTTTGTATGAAGGGAATAATTTTTCTTGTGAAGTCTTCATTGAAAATTAAGTTCTTCAGTATGGTAGTTTCGAGTCTTTTCATCAGGCTTTTCCAAAAGTATTTCCGTGAGAATGTCACCAATCATTGTAACAAACTCTTCATCATTTTGCAAGTCATCTATATCAAAAGATGATGGATTTATGATTGTGTAGTCAAAAGCAAGTCGAGCAAAACTACCTTCTTCAACTATACTTGCCTTGCCATATTGATAGATGACACCAGCATACTTTCCTTTGAGTATGCCGATGTCTGTCTTGTTGTCTTCTTCAGACGGTAGAAAATGAAAGTCTTCGTCAATCAGATACTTCGGTTTCTTCTTCCAAGGTTTCAGTTTCGCCCATAATGCTACTATAAGTGATTTCATATTTCTTCCTTACGAATTCTTTGAAACGTTCATCAGCAAGAATATCTTTCCAGAATTCTTCTGTTTGTGTATCTGCGAATCGTTTCTTCTCAAGCACTTCACCAGTTTCTTGATCTACTTTGGCGTACCAACCGTTGCTTGGTTTGGATACGAAATTACCTTCGAGTGCAATATCAAGTAGACCAGACCACTTGTTAATACCACCACCAAAAGATACAGTAACAGGTATTTTAGATTTTTCTCTGACATATCTACTTTTTTCTACATTGATGATAAAGTTATAGCCGACAATCTCTGTGCCATCTTTGTCTTGTTGACGACCAAGAATCCAGATTGTGTCTGCTGAGTAATAAGAACCTGTGCCACCACCAACGATGTCCTTTGGGAACATACCAATCTCTTTGTATGTGTGATTGACAACAACCATTGGAATATCTTTGATTGTCAAATGTGGTGTGACCATACGAAACAATGATTTCATCTGTTTTGCTCTGCTCATGTCAGCAACAGATTTACCTTCGATTGAATCTTCAACTTCTTTCTTTGATGCCAGATTACCAATCGAATCTAGAACAATAATTACTTTGTCAGTCTTTTCAATATTCTGTAACTGATTCATGATGTCGTGTTTCAATTGTTCAACATCAGTAATTGGTGTGTGAAGCACACGTTCAGTATCAATACCAAATGCATCAAAGTAACTTTGTGGTGTACCAAACTCTGAATCATAAAACAAAACAACAGCATCATCATACTTGTTCATGTATGATTTTGCCATCAATAAAGCAAATGCTGTTTTGAAATGTTTTGATGGACCAGCAAACATCGTCAGACCTGGTGTCAAGCCCCCATCTAGATTGCCTGATAGTGCCACATTAACGATAGGCACATCAGTTTGAATCATATCTTTTTCTGTAAAGAACTTCGATTTAGAAAGCACCGACGTTTCTTTGATTGTCGATGCCTTCTTCAATTTGTCAAGTACGCTCATTCATATCTCCAATATCTGCAATTTTGTCTTTTGGTATTACGGTGTGCTTATCATCCACAAAGAATGATTCTAACGTGCGTGATGGTGTGCTGTCAAGTTTTTTCTTCTTTATAACCTTTTTGATTGGTTCAATCTCATCTTTATCTTCTTTGATTCTTCGGTATGTTTGATTTGCTGCAATCAGTAACAATACTGCCAAAGGATCGAATACAATGATAATGATAAAGATAACCAATCGTACTGCTTTGTCGATTAGATCACGATCTTGTGTGCCATAAACCACTTCGGCCACATATTTTATAGGCCCCAAATCCGATTCAGCCTTCTTAACTTCCAAGGATAAAGGTAGCTTTTCCTCTGTGAGTATCTGTATCTCTTTTTGAAGCCTTTTAGTCTCAGCAATGATTCTCTCACGGTCTTTCTGTTGGGCTTTGCGGATTTGGTTCGCCCGTTCGGCACCCTTTTCGTCTTTCGAGCGGCCCATAACTTGATCGACAGCCTCATCATACTGACTAAGGTTCTTGTTGTTCCTCTCAATTTGCGATTGAATAACTTTGATCTTTTCATCATAGATTTCTACCTTTGCTACTTGTGGTGCTATGGTGCTTGAATGTTCAATATGTGCTTTCGACAGATAACCAAAAATACCCATTGATGTGATGCCCATCAACAACACCACAGCAATGAGAAAATAAAGTTTGAGTGCAGAGAATGTTGTCTTCCAGTGATTGTATACCCACGATACAGTTACCAATTTTGCTGCTTCAAGCACGGAACCCATAATGATAATAGGCCAGTATGAACCTGGAAATATCTGTGCAAGACCAATCACTGAATAGTATGCTGCGATACCAGACAGTGCAATTGCAGTTATAAATGGTAATACTACATGTATCATGTGAAGAATGATTCGAGTGTATACTGTTTCTCTGTTTGCCAACCAATACAATCAAGAATTGATTTAATCGGTTCTACAAAAGATTTTTCAAATTGAGTTTCGTAATCAATATATTCTTGTAGATTAAACTCTTTAGGCAATCTTGTTGGGAACGAAACTACCATATCTCTGAAAGGATTCGGCGTTTTGAGATAGGTAAACTTCAACTTCTCACCCTCTTGTATCAAAGGATACTTAGTCAACAAATTATGCTGCTTAAGGAAATGATTGTAGAGTATCGCACCTTTCACATGAATTGGTGTGCCTTTTCTGTATATTGTAACAGAATCAGCATACTCTTTCAAGCCATTGCAACCTCTTGGGAAAGAAATATCTTCAACCGGCAGTTTACGAAACTCTTCTCTGAAGTCTGACACAAATTTTTGTACAGTTTCTTCATCCGTGTTCACAATCAAGTCAACCAGTTTATACATCTTGTCACGCACAACGGTAGGTGTTGATGACTTAACCATCTCAAGACCCATGACCTTGAGTTTTGGCTTGGCATACTGCACACCTTCATTGTTGTACACATTCAGAATATAACGTTTCTTTGCTGTCCAAATACCTTTATCGGACAAGCCTTCACGTTTCATTTGCATCTTTTGGTCGAACGCATGAACATATTCAGCAAGGTCTTGATAACTCTTATCAATGTATGGTTGAATTTTCTCTTCACAGATTTTGTCCATGAAGGTGATAACTTTCTGAGCCTCTGGTTTTTCTTTATACACAGAGTCAACCAGTGGACCAAGATTGAGATAGATCGAATCTGTATCTGAAGCAATAACATAGTCTTTGTCGGTTTTCAATAATTTGTTTAGATATTCGTTGAGTTTGTTTTCAATCCAACGAATTGACAATTGACCTGCTTGTGTAACAGCAAGTGCTTGTCTCAAATCATAGAACCGAAAATACTGTGAACCCATTGCACCATAAGCAGAGTTCAACGAAACTTTTTTAGCCAACTGTAGATTGTTATATCTGGCAATTAGCTTTTCAATTTCTTTTCGTTTAGTTACATCTTTTTCATTTTCATAGTCTTGTTGTTCCTTCAGCATCAACTTCTTGAACTTTTTACGATCTTCATACATCTCAATCATCATGGCTGGCAAGAAGCCTTGTTTGTCTGTGCGAAAGAACTGACCGTTTGGTGTAATTGTCACATTGTTCATCACACTTGTATCAAGTTCTCTGTCGAGCAAACTTTCTACTGATGCTTGCGTAGAGAGCCGACGCATATCATCTGTGTAATCTTCTTTCTCAACCAATGTTTCTGGTGAGATGTTGTACTGCATGATCAAATGTGGATACAGACTGTTCAAGTCAAATGATGCAACCCAATTGTGCAAACCAATCTGTGGTTCTTTGACATATGCACCTTCAAACGCTTCATTCTTCTTGGCAACACGGCGTGGTGGAACAACAATCTTACGCTCAAGCAAATAGTTATATATCAGAGCATCCCACATTCTTGTTTGTGCAAAGATGTCATCATAATTTGTTTTGGTGTCATATGCCAGAGTCAATGCCAGTTCAATCAACTTCAATTTATCTTCGAGTTTCAACACAAGATGTACATCTTTAATGTTATACTCAATAAATTTTTGATGATCAAGTTTGTATAACTGATGAAGATTATCATACTCATCATATGATAATTTACTTTCACCAAGTTCTACACTTGCAACTGTCTCAAGACGATAGTTTTCAATGTTCTTACCACCAGGCGCATACCACTGATATAGTTCAAGGTAATCAAGAACAGAGATGCCAACAAGATCATAGACAATCTGTTCTTTACCTTTGAACATGGTCTTTCTTTCTGAATAGACCGACCATGGTGATAACTTGTTTACTACATCATCGCCAAATAAACGTGAGAAGCGATTGACAAGGTAAGGAACATCAAAGAACTTGATATTCCAACCAGTAACAACGTCAGGCCAATTGCTTGACCAGTCAGTAATAAACCGCTCACACAAATCGATTTCATCTTCGCAGCGAATGTAAGTTTCTTCACCTTTTACCTCATAATCACCATAACCATAAACTGTAGTACCGCCATTCAATTGATGAATAGCGATTGCTGTAATCGGCTCAGTAGCCTTATATGGATCGGGAAATCCATTTTCAGAACCAACCTCAATGTCTATGAAAACGACAGAGAGATGAGAAATATCCCAATCAACAATGCCTCTAAAATTATCAGCAATGAATGCGTATTCATAGCGTGTATTGCCGTAGATTTTAAAGTTTGAAACATCTTCATAACGTTTGACAAAATCACGTGCCTCCCGAATAGTATCAAAAGTCATAGGCTCTAATGGCTCATTGAACAATGAACGCCACTGAGATTGTTTATTAGATTGTATAAACAACGACGGAGAGTATTTGACTTTGCTCTTTACTCTCCGTCCATTGTTTACTCCACGAAAAAGAATGTTATTGCCGTGAACGCAAACATTTGTATAATATTTTGACATTAAAGTTTTAGACCTGGTGGTGCGATTTCAATGCGGCTAAACATTCTTGTGTATTGTGCCAGCAAATCAGACACAGGTGTGTTGACTGTTAATACATCTTCAGAATTGAAAGTGATACCTTTGTCAAATTCCTCAACAAATGCAAGATATGGTGCAAATCCAATTCCACCAGAATCATTTGCAGCACGTGGTGGCACAGGAATTACTTGCATTGGATTTTTAAGTGCAAATCCAGTATCCCAGTCTTCGACCACTTCACCCATAATAGTTTGGTGTGTTTTGAATGTAAAACATTTTACGTTATTCATACTGCTACCCTTGTATTTGGTTCAAAAACATCTAGTGTTACCCACTTTTTTGGAAACAACATTTCACGACCAACGAAATCTGAAATGTCATATGTTGGATCATCAACAAGACCAATCAATTCAATCTTGTTATCAAACTCACGCATAACAAGATCATACTTGTATGCTTTAGGAAGTTTAGAGTTTGCCTCTGCCAATTGTTTTGCCACTTTTGTAATATTGCTCATCATTTACTCCTCATTGTACTGAACGACTTTAACATCACACTTTTTGAGAAAATTAATACCGTTTTCACTTCTGTAGGCGTTTTTGTAATAGACCTCCTTGATTCCCGACTGATATATCATTTTAGCACATTCTAAGCACGGTGCGTGGGTAATAAACATTATTGCCCCATCACTTGAGTTTGTTGACCGGGAAACTTTTGCCAAACAGTTCGATTCAGCATGTAAAACTTCCGGTTTAGATTTGAGTCTTGTCCATCCATGAGCAGTCTCAGTATAGCCATTGTGTGTCATCCATTTATCGGTTTCTTGGCATTCTTCTTTAAGAATATACTCAACTTCTTCACAGTTGTTATCCCAACCAGATGGCATACCATTGTAACCAATACCGATAATAGTATTGTCTTTGACGATTACGCAGCCTACCTGTAATCTCTTTGCGGTAGAAAGTTCAGCATAAACACTTGCCGCTTTCATATGGGCTTTTACGTATTTTTCTTTCATAATAAGTAAGCACTCACTTCATTCGTAACGCACGACGAAAAAATCATTTTGACTATTCTAGAATGATAAGTGGCACTCTAGCTACGTTTACATTGTTAGCATGTAAAAAGAATGGAAGAAATCTTTCACCAAGAAATCCTGGATAGCGCCATGGTAATGGCTCTGCTGTTGTCGGTTGTGTTGGGTATGTTTTATTTGTATTCTGCCACACATATTCTAAAAGTTCGAATAACTCGGATGCATACTTTCTGAACAGTTGTTTACGCATGACATAGCATGTTTCAAAACTTGCCCCACGTTCATCCCACCAACTCATGCTCTCTCTGTAGTCGGGTAATAATTTTTCGATACCCTCTAGAAACAAATTCAGATACTCTGCTGGCTGTGACTGTAGATATTGTTCACGTACCGAATATGGCATTGGTGTAATTGGATTTGTGATTGCATCATGTGTCTCAAGCAGTTTGAGTGCTGCCGCTTTTTGCTCATCAGATGACAGATAGTTAGCACTTTCTTGTGTTGGTGGCATTGATGCCTTCAACACATTTGTTCCCAAATCACATTTGAAATCAAGATAGCGACGATATGTGGTACAGCCGATGAAGTCAGCACGACCATTTTTCCACAAATAGTATTCAGACGCTTGTTGGCCTAGCGCACGAAGAAAATCATCTTCATTTAGTGTTCCGTAGTAATGTCGATACTCATAAACACTTTTGTGGTGTGAAGTGTTGATCCAATTGCCTGGTCCCGGAGCGTGCCAACCATATGGCGCATGTGAGCCGGCGTATGCGGCTTTCAACCAAGACGATTCGTGATTAAACGGAAAGTCCTTATGAAAGTGACTTACCATCAATAGATCAGTCATCTTGTGTCTCTTCTTTTTTCTTCTTTTTGAATTCGATGCGTGGAGCAATGGTTGCTTGAATCATCTCACGCTTGTAGTCAGTCTTGTGTGTGCCCCTAAGACCTGAAAGTAGAACCTTCAATTCTTTGCTCATTTTAAAGTTTGAATTCGATTTCATTACCATGTCCAAGAAACGTAAGAGTATCGTGTGCCTTTCGTCACCAAGTCTACTCTGTGTGGATAAAGAAAATTTGATGGGAAAATCATAATCTCACCAGCTTTCAAAGTTATTGGAGTGTCTTGCCAAAATACCAGATCACCACCTTCGTAGCCACCATTCAAACCACCAAGAATGGTGAGTGTTGGTATACCTTTACGTTGACCATCAAACATTGAATGAATGTGATCACAGTGAAGTTTCATTTGTGTATCTTCACGGTAACGATTGAAACGAACCTCAGTATACCCTTGCCAAGAAGCGTACCAATCACAACCCCATTCAGCAAGTTCTTCATGATATCTTTTCAGACCATCCCAAATTCTTTGCATAATATAATTCTTATGCTTTACATTTGACCATGTAACGGCAAGTTCATTGTTGTAAGAATGATGAGAATCAGCATGATAGTCATAGAACTGATGTGTCTGAAACTGGCCTTCTACTAGTTCAAGTTCGTCAACAGTTTCTTGGCACACTTCTGGAGTTAGCCAATCAGAATAGATTTTGAGATATGATCGTAAGTCTTTGTCCATCATGTATCTTTCAAAGTGGGGCTTGCGCCCCACTGATTACGCAGCCTGCTTTTCTTCTTGCAGAAGTTGAGGCTTAAATGTTTTTAGTTCATTACCAATTTCAATCTTGCGTGGTTTCTTATGCTCTGGAATGATGTTCTCAAGTCCAATGCGTAGAATACCGTCTTTATATTCTGCACCTTTTACTTCAATGGTGTCAGCAATAGTGATTGACTTAGTGAAAGAACGTGTACCAATTCCACGATGTAGATATTGATGACTGTCTTTGTCTTGTTTGTCACCCTTGATAGTCAAAGTGTTTTCTTGCACTTGAATATCAATTTCATCTTTACCAAAACCAGCAACAGCCAATTCTACCACATACTTGTTATCATCAAGTTTAATGATGTTATGTGGAGGAAAGTTTGCTACGGGTTTTGATTCGTTGAGAATGCTTTCAACATCACGTAGAAAATTTTCAAATCCCAAAGTTTGATGAAACAATGGTCCAAAAGCAATACGTCCTACTGTCATAGTTTTCTCCTTTAATAAGCAAGTTTAAAATGCGTGACCCCGAAGGCATCACGACTTACTTGGCAACCACAAACGCTGTGCGGTTGACAAGATAAGTTCTTTGTGGATTACTTTGATTAAAGACTTTGATAAACTCATTGTTACCTTCTTTAATCACGTTGTCGTAATCTCTAGTATACACTTCTTCTTTGGTATACTTGTTAACCAGTTTAATCGCATTGTTTTTCACTTTGCTCATGATGTGCCACCGTTATTCGGTTCTTCCTTTTTTACCTATGTTATATTTAGCAACTAAGTCCCAATCATCCTTTTCTTTGAAAGCAATGATCTTAATCTGATGAATCGGAGCCATGTTATTCTCTACTATATCATAGTTTATGATTTTTAGCAAGCCCCATTCTTCAAGTAAATTGGCAATAGCATTACGTCTTTGTATATCATTTTCGGTAATTGTAGATGGCTTACCATCTAATGCAAACAACTCTTTAAAGTGTACTATGTAATACTTGCCCTGCTTATGCAGAATATGGCAAGATTGATACAGTACCTTTTCTTTTCTTGATGATACTCCAATTCGTGTTAGAGTTTCTCGTACTTTTAAAAAGTCGTCCTCTTCTACAAGAACGACTTCAACAAACTTAGATAGATCCACCATGTCATTTTCCTAATCCACCCCTCTGGGTTTTTTCTTTTATTTGTTGGATTTGTTCTTTGCTGAGTAGTCTCAAAGCCTCACGTGCTTTGGAATCGGACAGGCCATAGACCAGTTTGACACATTCCAAATCATCGTTTTTTTCAGCCTTAGCCCACTTCGCAAACGGTCTTTTCATAGACCTGACAGTATTTAGTAAATAGTCGAATTGTAGCTTCTTCTCAAGATAGTGCCTACTATTCATCTCGTTTGCAAAAGCCAGACAGTCTTTGTGTTGAGACAAAGCACGATTGACTAGAAAAGGCGCATAGTCTTTCTCAGTTATATCATCTACAATCAGTTGCTTCTTAGTCTGTAGAATAGCTGTGGCATAGTCGAATGGGTTGCTCATACCAGAAACTTCTCCAAATTACCATAAGCAATAGATTCTATTTGTCTTTTAGAAATAGAGGTCTCTTTTTGACTTCTATGTTTTTGCTTATTCTCATCAATGTTCATCAGAGGCAAATCATCAAATCTTTGGGCATAACAGTAAATGAATTCCGACTCAACCAAACTCAAATGGGCTCTTATCAAATAATCTTTGGTAACTGGTCCAGGCACACAAATATTAGTATAGATTTTCTTGTCGGGATTTAAAGAAGGTAAAAAGTGTTCTTTAAAAAGTTCATATTTTTTTTCTAAATGCTTCTCTCTATCATTTCTAAACTGAGAAAAGTGTTGATTCATTCTTTTTGCAAAGAGTGTATAATACATACCTCTTTTTTTCTTTTTATCTTTTTGATCATAAATTAGTGAATTGCTATTTTCCGCACCACCAGATAAACCAATATAAAAAGTCTCTTCAAGTTCATAGGGCAAGATTTTAATATCAGGTTTTTTGCTCAAAAAAGCAAAAGAATAAACTGCACCAAACACTGAGTTCTGTACCCTCTTCAACTCTTCTCTATCAAACCATCCTAAAGAATTTCCACCACCATGATGTAAATACATTTCAAACTCCTATTTGAACTCCACATTAGCCATAATCTCTGTCAAACAAGCAACAAGATTGATTTCGTGATCGGCAACAAAGGCTTGCTTATACTGATAGTCAGCAAGAATTAGAACTGCTTGTGGTATACTCTGAGGCTTTACAATGTCATACAAAGCATCATAGAGTTTGCGAAAGAATGTCGTGTTATCAATTTCCGACGTTGCTGCCCATTTACGGACGGACGTAAAGTCTTTTTCTTTCAAATGTTTGACAATCTGTGTTAGAGAAATATCACCAATCTGAGAGAGGATGCCTACATCAATCTTGCCGAGTTTGGAATAGCGTTGAAGTTCATTGATAACACGACGAAAATCTGGAAAGTGTTTCTTGACTACTTCAGCAATTACCTTTTCGTCAAACTCCACTTTCTCTGTATTGAGTATGTGTGTGATGCGTTTGAAAAACGCAGAAGCCATTTGTGCTTTTTCACCATTCTTCAAACCAAATTCAATCACCGCACAACGACTGTGTAGTGGATCAATGATTTTGTTTTTGTAGTTACAGGTAAAAATGAAAGAACAGTTTGCAGCAAACTCTTCAATCGCATTACGCAAAATTGCTTGTGCGTTTGGTGTTAGATAATCTGCTTCATCTAGAATGATGACTTTGCGGCCACCAGACAGTGAAACGGATGATGCATAGTTTTTGATTTTGACACGAATTGTATCGACACCATTCTCATCAGAACCATTGATTACCATGTAGTCGCAACCGATCTCGTTGCACATGGCTTTGGCGATTGTCGTCTTGCCTACGCCCGCTCCACCAGCCAGAAGAAGATTTGGTATCTCCTTCTGGTTCACGTACTGTTGGAATACTGCTTTCAAACGTTCTGGTAGAATACAATCTTCCACTGTTCGTGGTCGATACTTTTCTGTCCACAGAAGATGTTCCATGGTAACCTTTCACAAAAATCATAATGTAGTATATTATATCAGTCAGCGTTCAATGCTGCAAGCACTTCAAGATATGGTTCTTTAACTTGCCAATCAATATTATTGACACCGTAAATAACTGTTCTTGGTTGCAATTGTGCATTTGTGTCCGGTTGAATCAACTCAAAGACTGATGCAACAATGTCTTTGTTAATAGCAATCGAATCACCATCGTGATTTAATGAAGCATTTGTAAAAACAACAAATTTACCCATGATTAACCTTTCTCATATTTTGAACCAGCTTCAGTAGCGATCCAATACTGAATGCTCATTGATTTGTGTTTGAAGTGTGCAATGCCTTTTGAAGAGATAGTCACTGAATATGCACCAGCAAGCATCTTCAAATTCTCTGTTTTGAACAGCATCTTATACTTGTCACCATTACTCTTTGATACTTCAAGAGACTCTGTGTGTGCTGCATCATTCTGCAAATCAAATGCAGTTACGGAGACTTTACTGCCATCAGATTCAATAGCAATGTGTGGTGAAGAAAGAACATTGGCTGCACGAAGAATCCAATCAAAGTCTTCAGCACTCAAATCAAATTTGATTTCTGGATTGCTGAGTTCAAGATTCTTGTCTGGTGCAGCAACAATCATGCTTGATGCACAGAAACGATACTTGATTTTGCTACGACCTTGTAGACCAGAGATAAGAACATTTGCCTCATCAAAGTCAATGACTGGCTCTTCTTTGTGTAGAGAAAGAACAGACAAAAAATTGTTCAGATCATAAACACCAAACTCTTTTGGAATTTCTTCAGAGACAACAGCCTCGGCAAGAATATTCTTATGAGTTGAGATAGTACGAATTGTTTTGCCTGGTTTGAACAGAATGCCTTGATTGATGCTGGCAAAGTTTTTCAACACAGATAGTGTTTCATTTGAAAGTTTCATAATTTATTTCCTCGTCAAATCATGGTTGTGTAAAGCCATTATAGCATAATGTACAACTTTCATCAAGTCATCACGATTGTAACCATTCTTTTTACCGTAACGTTGTGCGTATTTGATGATGTTACCAATAAAGAATCCTTCACCGTGCCCACAGTCAATGATGAATTCGGAGGTTTGAAATTTGTTTAGGGAATAGTGTTGACCGTATGTCTTATCGACGTAATCTTTTAACTCTTTAAGAATACGGTCTTCACTGTACTTGTAGTCGATCACAATCTACCAGTATACTGAGCAACAGCGGGCATGTTGCCAGTAAATGCGTATGTACCAATATGCTGTGTTCGCATCCAAGGACACAACCAAACCTGTCCACCAATCTTGCGCCACATCTGACAGAACATATAGTCTTCTGATAGATAACGTTCAGAGCCACCACCAACACATGAATCAACAGTATCAATCACAGTATCAAAGTATGCATGAATATAGCGTGAGCCATCGAAGTGTGCTTGACCAATGTGATCGGGTTTGTATTTGATTTGAGGATATGCCTCTTTCATCTTATCGAACACACCACGTTTGATCATCATGTGACCTGTACCAATTTCCATTACTTCTAATGGATCAGATACTTGAAATTGTGATGTACCTTTTACCACATTGAACACATACTCACCAACAAGATTCTCAAGTTCTTTTGGATTTAGATCAGGATGGCGACGAGCAGTTTCAGCAATGTTGCCCCAGTTGATTGACTTCTTTGGATACGGACCACCGATAACATCTTTATCAAGTGCCATTAGTGCTACGATATCATTCGGATCAAAGTGAATGTCCGAATCGATAAACATCATGTGTGTAAAATCTGTGCGTAGAAATTCATCTACTAGGTAATTTCTTGCTCTTGTAATGAGAGATTCGTTGAAGAGGAATGAAAACTTTGTTTCAATGCCATAACGAATCATAACGGTTTGAAGATCAAGACATGACTTCATATATAAACCGTGATTCATTCCACCATACATTGGCGTGGCAACGAACAGTTTATTTTTTCTTAGTTGTTCAATATCGACTTGTATTTGCATAATCTATCCATAAAAAAGAGTGAGAACACATAATATATATGCTCTCACTCCGCCAGTTTTTAGCCCAATTTAGGCAAACGCTTGACCACCTAGAACTGCGTGGGCGGCAGCAATCATTTTCTTGGTTGGCTTACCAAGTTTGTAGTAAGTGATGCGACGACCATCAGCAAGAGTTTTCTTGTTGGTATAGATGCAGTAACCCTCTGCACGAAGTTCTTCAATGCGGGCACCAACGTTTACGATACCAAAACGGGCACGTGCTTGTGCAGCAGTCAAAGTATTGTAAGGACCATCCTTAGAAAGGAACTTTAGAATTTTCTCTTTAGCAGACATTCAATTTACTCCATAAAAATTAGTCGCACGAAAAATAAAAAGTAGAGGCGACTTTTCTCTACATACTGTATATTATACAAAAAAAGAGAGAGTGTGTCAACACTCTCTCTGGCAAAAGTGAAAGATTACCTTAGAACGGATGTTCGTCAGAAGTTGTTACTGGTTCGGCCTGTTCAGTTGCCGCTGGTTCATTGGGATCAATACCAGCATCAATTTTAGTGTACAGATCAATGAAGGTAATCTTAGTATCGGCATCAAAACGATTCAAGCAATACTCAATTGCCTTTTTCTTATCACCGTAGATACCGAAAGTTTTGACAATATGTACCAGACGGCGGGTCGAAATAACTTCATCGCAACCACCATCGGCAAATGTATTACGAATCGTATTTGCCCAAGTAACTAGATTCTTGGCGAATACATCATCAGAACGACCAACCGAATCAAGTTCTTTGTTTACAATCTTCTCTTCAATACGTGCAGGTGGAAACTCTTGTTCCATTGTATTTGGGAAACGTTCAAGAAACGCTTCATTCAATACATTGGTAAACATATAGCGACCATCTTCTGAGCCTTTACCTTTTGTGTTAGCAGTAGCAAACACAGTAAAGCCAGGTGCAGGTACAACTAGTTCATTCTTTTTCTTTAGCAAGAATGGCTTACCCTCAAGTACCCGTTGCAAGCAGGAAAGATTCTGAGCGCCGTAATCAATCTCATCAATACAGAGTACAGCACCTTGACGGGCAGCAACAGTCACAGGACCGTCACGCCATTCCATCTGACCATTGATCAAAACATAGTTACCAAGCAAGTCACCCTCATCAGAATCGGGTGTCATTGATACGCAAACGAATTTGCGTTTTGCTTTGGCGCAAGCCTGTTCGATACTCATGGTCTTACCGTTACCAGACTGACCAGTGATGAACACAGGAAAGAATTGTTTTGATTTCACAATTGACAACACATCATCAAAGTTGCCAAAAGGAACATAGTTGTCATATTGAGAAGGAACCAGATTCTCAAGTTCAAGATCAGTTGTCACATTAGCAATGCGACTGCCTTGTACGGGTTCGGGTTTTGACATAGGGATTACCTGTGCTGAGAGTTCAATAGCGGGCTGTGGAGCCGTCTGAACGCCAGCAGCGGGTACTTTATACAGACCCCGACTAATTTTGTTAGACTCATCTTTGATGAACCATTGCGGAGTTGATATGCCTAGTTTTTTAGCAACATTACGTACCTCTGTACGGGTTAGCGTAGATTTTTTTGTTGCCAAAAGAGCATCAATAAAAGCTTGTCGTTTGTCAGAACGAGTTGTCATAATATAAATTCTCCATCACTATAGGAACTACTATTATAAAAGGATACCGCCACTTTGTCAAGTAGCGGTATGTTATCAAACTGCTATCATACCGATGAAACGTGATACCAGAACACGATTGACTTGGCGATTCTTAGTATACTTGCCGAATGCTTTAGTCAAAGTTGCCGTGGTAACTTTTGTTGGTGCCTCAAAGTCTTCATCTTCAATACTCAAATCACCACCACCCGGTAGAATAAAGAATGATTCGTAACCAGGGTTTCTTGATTCGAGAAACTTATCTTTGCGAATCAGTTTGATATACTTGGCATAGGTTTCTTTGATTTGAAGATAATTCTCACGTGGTGCTTTACGCAGTTCATCAAGTTCAGCATTGAACAAACGGCGGCGAACAGCATTTTTCATATTGTAGTTGGGCGACAAATAGAAGCCGATGATTTTCACACCAGTTGTTTTTGTCAACCAATTACTGATAGCAATACGAACACCATCATCACCTTCAGGCACCTCTTGTTGAATTTTGTTTTTCTTATCAGTCAGAAAAACATTGTGATAGTTTGCATTGAAAAAAGTTCGATTGCTCGAAATGCTTGCACTCTCATTCAGATTGTGATACGAATTGATATCATCAGCATCACCATCATGAACCACACACAAGTTTACAATATCAAGATTGTTCACAGTGCGGAACTCTTTGATGATCGATTGACAAGCAATCATTGCCTCTGTCAACGGTGTGTTGGACAGTGAATCTGAAGTTGGTCGATAAAAACTTGAACCTCTAGAATAACGACCACCAGACCATGCATTCATGAGACACAGAATATTCTTTGTTGCTTTAGAAAATTCTGAGTTACTCATTTTAGAATTGATCATCTCACGTAGATACACCGAAGACAAGTGCATCTCACGATTGTTTTCAGAGAAACAACCATAAGATTTACCCGCACCAGGTTCTTCACCACGAAAATCGATCATTTCACGAACATGATCAGCATTGCCAAAACCGTACGCCGAAAACGGTATGTTTACTTTGCGGCAGAAGGTAGCCAACACAAGTATCTGTTCATATGATGCACCAAGATTCTCAGACATTGAACCAGACTTATCAAGCAACAGAATCAAGCCATGTGATTTGCCTTTAGGCACACGCATAACTTTTTTGAAAATGCTATCATCAATCTGATATTTGAAGACACGGCTTACATCAATGTCACCAGTTGACGATGTTTTCGCTTTAGAAAACTTATCGGCAGCCTTACGCATCTCAAACTCTTTTGCCAACAATGAAATGAATCGTTCGTTCTTACGGCGAAAATCATTGTACAGAGTATTGGCAAGAGTTTGATAGTCAGAAGGTCGCTGTTTCGAAAACTCTTCAGTCAGAACTTCTTGCACACGTTTTGCTGGTGTAACAATCTTTGCAAGATTCGGTTTAGGTATATCAATGTAAATATACTCACGTGCATGTTTCGCAATGAGTTTGCTTTCATTGTTGCGGAAGTTTTCATCAGTCTCACACCGTGGTTCAGAACTTTGATCCTCACGTACACTCTGAGATTCTTTGGTGCGATTTACACCATCTTTGTCTTCACCTTCACCATCACCTTCTTCATCAGCCTCTTCATCACCACTTGCCGATGATTCTTGCTCTTGATCACCATCTTCACCTTTGGCTTTGGTCTTAGATTTTTGTTCACCTTGACCATCAGTCTCAGCATCGCCTTCATTTGAGCCTGGTTCTGTTTCGTAATCGTCATCACCCTCATCATACTCAAAGTTATCTTGAGGTGTGTTAGTCTGAGACTGTTCTTCTTTTGAATAGTCCCAAATCTCATTTGTAACTTTGAGAACATCATCCCAAGTTTCGCAAGCCTGAACACGATCAACAAATTCCTGTTCTTTTGCATTGAACTGAATGTCCAAAGAATAACTAGACTTTGTGTAGATATTCAAACGATCAATGAATGGTAGTGCATTGACACTACGACCAGACAGACCAAAAAAGTCTTTGGCCATGAGTTCATTGAAGCCGTTCACAAACGAACGGCGCAGACCAGGGTAACGGCGCTTCTGTCGTTTTTCGATACGTGCATCTTCAACTACATTCAAAAAGCCTTTGTAGTTTAGACCACGATCATGTACAGCACCATGCCAGCCATCGGCAGGTGTGTCAATGGCATGACCAACTTCATGACCCATTAGCAAATCATAAAGATCGCCCGACATTTGTTCCCAAATGGGACAAGTTAGAACACGGTTTTTAGGATCAAACGATGCCGTTGGTACTTTGGCATGTTGAACAATAAGATTCTCGGTTGCCATGAGTTTGGCAAGACCGGACTTTTGATTTTGAATGTTGCTCATTCGATAACCTCGACTGTCACTGAACATACATTATACATGGGATACTGGGGTTTGTCAAGTGTTGCGGAATTGACATCTTTGTATCCCTCTTATATATCAGAGGTATATTGTATCGTGAAACAACTACTTTGTCAAGTGTTTACTTTATGGCAACAAATGCGGTAAAGCTATGGTTTTGCCAGAAGGAATCGATACGATCAAACGAAAACCCTGCCGTGCCACATTTATTGATGAGTTCTTTTCGGGTATTCAACTTCATCATGTGACGTAATTGTTTTTCTTTATTGAGTATGTCATCTGAGGTAAAGTGTTCACGTTTGTAATCGTAGTAGGTAAACGTTCTTATGTCTTGTATCTTAGAACATTCTGCAATTGTTTTTTCAGCAAAGATAAAAGCACCACCAGGATTCAAGCCATCATAAATTTGTTTGATGATTGCGGTTCTTTCTTTTTCTTGTATGAACTGTAAGGTAAAAATTGATGTTATCAAACTACAGTTTTCAAACTTAAAGTCACGAACATCTCCACGATGATAAGACAAATATTGAAATTGCTTTTCATCAGCATCATATGTGTCAAAAAAATCTTCTTCTACTTCAATACCAACATAGTTGGCACGTGGTGCAAAAGTGTTTTGGTCGATCATTGCCTTAAGCAACTTACCTGTAGAGCAACCAATGTCAACAACATTTGTATCATCTTCAACAAAGTATTCAGAATACTTCAACACATCATTCCAAAGATTTGTGTAACCACGAATAGAATGTTCTATGTGATTGTCAAAGCCTTCTTCTCTTTGTGCAAACGTAAACTTAGTCATAACGATTCCTTGTATGGTTTCAGAATGTTTTCATACACGTGTGATGACAATGCAGCCATCATCTTAGGTGCAACCATTCTACCCAATCTTTCTGCTTGCTGATCGAACTTACCCGTTAGTACATAGTCATCAGGAATGCTCATCAGTATCTTCAATTCTTTGATAGTCAACTTACGATTCTTTGCATAATGAAAAACGCCACTCACACCTTTCTGTTGACCTGCTTGTGTCAAAGTCGGTGATGGTAAATTGATTGCTGGTCGAATCATATTAAAGCATGAACCTTTTGGATTCTTGTCACGAAACTCTGGATCAGATGGCTTCGTATGCTTTGTTGGATTGAACGGTAACAGTTCAATAAATTTCTTTTGGAAAGAACCTTCAACAAAGTCAAGCAACTCTTTTTCTTCGTCGGGATCATTCACAACATTATCAATGGCAGTCTTAATGCTAATGTGTTTTGGTGTTGAGGGAATTGGAAAAGTCATTGTGTTCATGTTCAAAAAGTTTAATCCAACCTTGTCAGCAACATCTTGACGAACACAAACAAAGAACAATCTTTCACGTGCTTGCGGTACACCGTAATCAGCAGCGTTCAATACATGATGCGTGACCAAATAACCAGGCTCAATCTTTTCAAATTCATTTTGAAATTGATGTAGTTTATCTCTTGCTTTACCCATCGTGATGCCTTTGACATTTTCAGCAATGATTACTTTGGGCTTAATGTCTTTAGCAATACGAATGAACTCAAGAAACAAATCTTCAATTGCTTCAACTACTTGATCGTCAGAATATTTTTTGACACCATCTTTGACTTCATAGCCACCAACAGTAACCATTTCACCTGTGTCAAAGTCAAAGTAACTATCTGATTCGTAATGAACTGCACCCTTCCAATTCTTTTCTCTTTTACCAGCAACAGAGAAAGCAGAGCATGGTGGTGAACCATCAAGTATGTCGAGTTCACCTTCTTTTAGATTCGCTACTTCAAGAAAATCTTTCCCATTAAGTTTTTTAATATCACCAGGTATGATTTTTGTGTCTGGAAAATTTGTAGAATAAGTTTTTATTGCTTCTTCAACAAACTCGTTGATAGCAATGACTTTACCACCAGCCAAACGATAACCCGTAGAACTACCACCGCCGCCAGCAAATGTGCTAACAACGGTAAACAATTCACGTGCGGAAGATTTTCTTACATCTTCAATCAAATAGTGTTCGTATTTCGCCACGATCTTTCCAATCTCTATAAACGTCTAACATTCGATTTCGTCTTTTGTAATTTATTTCATTACATTCTAGCAGGCTTTCAAATGCCTTGTCAATACCAGAGCCTAATTGAAGATTGATATGATGTTTAGGTTTACCTATTGTTTTAAATTCGGTAAACGCTTCCACTACATGATGCTTCTGATAAGGTTGATTAACCTGAAACCAATCAAACTGATGAAAGTAATCAATCACTCTTTGATCCGTATATGGTGTTATATACTCTTTATTATAGTATTTGCTTAGTGCCAATTGTTGTCTTAAACCTGGAGGATCACTTAGATAACTGGAACGAAACTGATCGAACAATTCTTTAGGCTGCTTAAAATGTATACATGCTTTTTTCGAAACACCATAGTGTCCATCAGCAGCAAAACCTGAAAGAATATTTTTCTCTTTTATCTGTGGAAAAATATACAGAAAAGGAAACGTACATTCATACTGTGTTTTCTTTACACACTCAAACTTTTTTCTTAATGTGTGAAAATCTTCTACAAGATTATCTACTGGAACAATTACTTTAGTAAACTTCCAACCCATCTTGCTTGAAGAATCTTCCGCTTTACTGGCATCATAAGTCGGTAAGTCTTTTAGATGAAATGAATAAGCATGTACATCATATCCTAACCTATGTGCAGCAAGAGCAACTGACAATGAATCAGCACCACCAGACAGTAAAACAGCGACCTCTTTGTCGTGAACTTTTTCTTGTATGATCTTTTCAAGAAGTTTATCTATCATTGTTTTTTATTTTCCCTTACAATTTTCTTTACGATTTTGTTTGCCTTTTGTCTTGCCATTTTCAATGCAAGTGGTTTTACAAGATTAGTATATCTTATTCCGTTCAAATGATCAAGTTCATGAAGAAAACAACGTGCAGATAATCCATGAAGTTTTACTTGATTTACGTTACCATTTTCATCTGTAAACTCTACCTCAATCCATGAGGGTCTATCGACATTCAAAAACAAACCAGGAAAAGAAAGACAACCTTCTTTATCTTTTACTAAAGGCCCTTGATCAATGATTTTGGGATTGATACACACTAACTGAAACTCTTCTGTGCCAATAACAAACATTCTTTCAGCAACACCACATTGATTGGCAGACAAACCTAAACCAGCATACAGTTTCATTGTCATCTTCAATCTTTTGGCTAATGTCACTAACGCCGGCGCTGGAAATCCACCACTGTATTCTGGTATCTTTTGCCCAAGCATAAAATAGTCTTCACCAAAAACACGTAAAGGATCAACCTTTTCTATCTGCTGTATTCCAGCAGAAGTATCAATTGTTAATATCTCACTCATTTCACTATCCTTGAAAAGTTTTTAATCTTATCAAACCTAATTGTGTTCGCAAACTTATCTTGTAGTATATCACCTTTGTGACTAATTACAAATAGATTTACATCATCTAAACTGTGAAGAATCTTCATCAATTCTTCAGTGCCTGTGCTATCTAAACTTGAGTCGAACACTTCATCAAGTATCAAAAGATTTGTATTGGTAGAGTTCTTTAACTTAGCAATTGCTCTCCATGTCAACATCAATGCCATATCGATTCTTTGTTTCTCACCTTCTGAGAAGTTGTGATAAGAAAAGTCATCACGATGGCGTGACTTAATTGTTTCTTTAAACGATTCATCAAGATTGAAGTTCACAAAGAAATCCATGCTTGTCAAATACTTGTTTACCAACTTGTTTATCACGGGCAGATATTGTTTGATGATATTTGTTTTGATGCCAGTGTCTTTAAGTAATACTGAAGCAACGTCAAGATAAGATTTTTCTTCAATTAAAACTTTGAGTTCTTTCTGTGCTTCTTCAATTTGATTTTGGATTGTTTTCAATTCACTCTCATCAATGTTTTCTTGTTTTATTTTTCCTACCTGTTCAATTTGTTTTTGTAATTTCGTAATTGAATCATTTAAACCTTTTACACTGGTCTGTGTCGTGGCTAACTGAATACGAACATTTGATAATTCTTTTTCTTTCTCACGCAGTTCGGCAACAATATTTTCTTGTGCTGTAATTTTTGCTTGAAGTTCTGTCAAACCATTAATGAGTTCATGTTCTTTTGATAGAAGTTCGACCATTTGCCCCTCTTTAAACTCCAAGGTAATGGCTTGCCTACAGGTTGGACAATCAGCATTGTGTTCATAGAACTCTCTATCCGTACCCACTTTGGATATTTTGCTTTCAATCTGAGATTCAACTTTTTTAAACGAAGTAATCTTCTTTTCATTCTCAGGAATTTTAGCACAGATTTCCGATAAGGTTTGCTTGGTTTGCTCCAAGTTGTTAATGTCATCATGTAAGGTGCGTATGGTTTCTCTATACAGAAGTATCTCTTTCTCATACTCTTTTACCTTCTCTTCGTTGTCTTGAATGAGTTTGTCTTGATGCTCTTTCTTCAACTCATATTTTTGAAACAATAGTGATACATCATTCTTTTTTTCTACAGTTAAGTCTTTATTGTTTGACAGTCTTTCTTTTACTAAACCATTCATTGTAGAGAAGATTTGAATGTCTAACAAATCCTCAATGATCGCACGACGATCAGCAGAAGATAACTGCATGAATGGTGTAAAGGATGCTGAACCAAGAATAACAATCTGTGTAAAAGACTTGTAGTTTAGTTTGAGAATAAACCTCTCTAGATAGTCTTGATAATCTCTTACAGCCGCATCTTGATTCAGCAAAACTTTGTCTTGATAAATTTCAAAGATGTTTGGTTTAATACCACGAACAATCTTATACTCTTTATTACCAATAGAAAATTCTATCTCAACAACACAATCTCTACCATTAATGCTATTCAACAGATTTGGTTTGTTGACATTGCGAAATGGTTTACCAAATAAAGCAAAACACAGAGCGTCAAGCATTGTTGACTTGCCTGAGCCATTTGTGCCAACGATTAGTGTATTGGCGTTACTGTTGAGTGCTACCTCGGTAAAGTAATTGCCTGTGGATAATAGATTCTTCCAACGAAGATTTTTAAATAATATCATTCAATTTCTGTGTTCAATGCTTCCACGTAAAGTTCACGCATGAGACTTTTCAGTTTATCATTTTCAACATTGAGTGTCAAATTATCTATGTACTTAGACAGTATTGTTACCGTATCTTCTGCCTGATCTACCAATTCTTGATCAACATCGTTTGTTGTATCGGAAAAGTCTTCTACAATTGATACATCAGCCGCACCCGCTTTGTATATGCTATCAATCACAAAGTCAAATAGAAACGGATTTAGTTTGTTGACTACCACAACCTTGACATAACAACCTTCATAGATTGAATAGTCCATGAATTTTGATTTATATCCCTCAGCAAAGTGTTCGAGTTCATCATTGTAACTCAACTTATGAAACATTTTGTAAGGATTAGGAATAAACTCTTGTTCACGTGTGTGAGTGTCAAAGATAACAAACCCACGTGGATCGTTGTAATCTGCCCATGTCATTTCATTTGGTGAACCAACATAATAGATATGACCATCATCAGAACGATGATGAAAGTGACCAGATAAAACTACATCATACTTATTGAATATTGATTTGTCTGTGCCTTCGTGACAGATGTTGCCACGATCCATTTCAAAGCCTGCTATTTCAAAATGACCAAAAGCAATCTGTGACTTAGAGTCTTTTATCTTTTGAAGAGTTTCAACTTCGTTATCGTCACAGATCCAAGGTACCAGATCAACATCAATGCCCCCAAACTGCATTGTAGTAAAAGTATCCAGTACAGTAATATTATCATACCCGTTTAAGAGTAACGTGGAGGAATTAACCTGAAGGGTGTTTTTGAACGCAACATCGTGGTTACCAAGAAATGTGATGAACGTGATGCCATTTTGTTGTAGTTTATCAAAGAAATATTTACGACACAAATAGAGTGAATTGAAGTTAATAAACTTACGGCGGTCGAAAAGATCACCAAGTTGTACAACGGTTGTAACATTGTGATCCTTTAGATATGGGAAGAACACGTTATCGTAGAACTTCTCAATGTATTTATGAAAATCTAAAGAATCCCCTCTCATTCCAAAATGAGTATCACCCAATACACATATTTTCATTTGTATTTCTTGTCTTCTTCAGTTTTGTGAATTCTATATCTCAACTCGGTAGAACTAAATCTATGCTTTCTGGAGTTATAGTAAGTTTTGATTCCTCTTCTGTCACAAATATCTTTGCCAGTTAGATGTTTGTTTTCATATTCTTCACCACAAATGCGAATGGTGATTGGAAGAAACATCAACAAATCTTCTAGGTCTTTTTCTGTTTCATATACAACGATTGAATCTACATACTTTACGGCAGACAATTGAACATAACGTTCAACGACTGATTGAATTGGTTTGTTTTTGGTATCTGGTCGATCTATGGTTGGATCAGTTTGTAATCCAACAATCAAATGATCACACACTTGCTTACACTCGGCAAGCATAAGAATATGTCCTGCGTGTAACAAATCAAAAGTCGAACAAGTAAAGCCTACTGGTTTACCTATCATATCATCTGGCACAATTATCATACTATAACTCCAATCTATTCTACATCATCATCTAGAAACTGTTCAAGCCCCTCTGACTTCTTTTCCTTTTTCTTCTTCTTGTTTTCCTCAAAGTTATGAATGAACTCTGAGATGTTGTCATATAACTCAAACTGTTTCATGTTGCCATTTTCATCTTCATACATCTCACCTTCGTCAAGTAAACCAAACTGCTGTGTGGCTTTGTACTTCACATACAGTTGTTTCTTCTCACGCATAATTCTACGCAGAAAGGCATAGTAAATTATCTGTGTGAAGTAAGCAAATGGATTCTTAGACTTAGCAGGATCAAAGTTACGAAAATACATCAGACAGTTTTCTACACCATCCGATATCATCTCATCACGATATGTGTATGAGATAAAGTTTGGTTTACGTGATAGATGTTCTGCAATCTTTAGAAAGCATTCACCAATGTAATCAGGTATCTTTGGTTCTGGTTTGTTTTTTTCTTTAGCGGTAGCACAATCTGTCCGATACTTGACAAGTGCTGCCAGAAAATCTGCATTATTGACGTAGTGATTTGATGTGGTCATTATACATTACCGTAAATATTATTCTTCAAGTATGTATAACCCTTGATGAGTTCTTCTACACCATTATCTAGTGTGTAGTAAGGCATCCAACCAGTTGCTTCTAACTTTTCATTAGAGACAATGTAGTTACGTTGATCTGGATCTTTCTTGATATCACCTTCCACAACTGTGAAACTTGGAATGTGTTTCTTGATAATGTCACAGAGTTCTAGTTTAGACACGTTGGCCGATGATAAGCCCACATTGTAGATGTTACTCTTCATCTCTTCAAACTGATACATCGCATGAAGAAATGCCTCACACACATCACGCACGTGAATATAATTACGTTTGAAATGTCCTTCAAAGATAATTACATAACCATCATTGACTGCACGATAAACTAAATCATTTACTAGCAAATCTGTACGCATACGTGGTGACATACCAAACACTGTAGCAAGCCGATAACTGATAGAATTCTCACGTTGCATCAGTCGTTCTTCAACTGCAACTTTATCGATTGCATACTTTGAGATTGGTCGCAGTGGTGATTCTTCTGTACAGAAATTGTTTTCGTCACCTGTGCCATACGCCGAATTTGTTGTAGGCATAATGATACGCTGTTCATTTGAAACGCTGTTCAACATCCAGAACATTGCATCTTTGTTTGTTGTATCTGCACCAACAACATCTTTGTTACACAGCGGCGCACCAACAAGAGCAGCAAGAGGTATAATCACATCTGCTTTTTTCAACAGAGGTGTCATGTGATGTGGATTACGAATGTCACCATTTACAATAGTAAGTTTTTTGTTTTCACAAAGATGACTCAATCCAATTTGCTTATACATGAAGTTGTCAATGACAGTCACTTCATGACCCATCTGTAACAAATATTCTGTTAGAATGCAGCCAATATAGCCAGCACCACCAGTCACTAATATATTCATATTATACCCTATTCAATACGCTTGTGATTTCATCAATTGCTGTTTTACTTAATGTTGGATAGTTACCAATGTAAAAAGAATAAAAGTGCATGTGATCAGTATTTGGAAATTTCTTGTAATGATCTTCTGGCACAATGTTTTTCAAGTATGGTTGACGTAGTTGATTACCACCACCAGCAGAGCCACGACGAAACTCAATTTGTTCATCACGCATCTTGCCCATCAATCTCTCTACGAACTCTTTGTTTGCATACTCTGGCTGTAAAACAATGTTGAACGCATAGTTACTGCAACCAATCAATCTAAAGTCAACCTTATATTTCTTTTGATCTAGTTTTGACAAGAAGTAAAATAGATTCTCATTTCGTAGTTTAACATTTTCATCCAAATGTTTCAACTGATTTTGCCCAAGTATACCGCCAATTTCATTGTTACGCATATTGTAGGCAGCATAGGCAAATATGAAGTCTGAATTCAACTCTGGATATTCTGCTTTATATTTGTCAGCCATTATCCAGTCACCACATTCACGAACCATACCGTGTGAACGAAGCATACGAACTGTGTGATACACTTCAGGATCATTTGTACACACCATACCACCTTCAATAGTAGACATGTGATGTGCAAAGTAGAAAGAGAAGTTAGACATCCAACCATAACTTCCCAACAATTTACCGTTGTGTGTTGCACCGTGTGATTCACAAACGTCTTCAATCAAAGGTATTTTACGATGACGTAGAACTTCTAATACTCTAGGAGATAAGCAATCAAAGCCTTGTGCATATGTAATAAAGACTGCACGTGTCTTGTCAGTGATTGCATTGAGTATGCCAAACTCATTCATACCAAGTGTATCTAAATCAATATCCACAAACACTGGAGTAAAACCACATTGAAGTATAGAAGCAATATCAGACACCCATGTGAATGGTGGCACGATAACTTCACCACCCTCTGGATGTTTGATCTTCAACATTGTCATTGACAACAGATTTGCAGAAGCACCTGAGTTGACAAACACAGAATACTTTACACCAAGCCATTTACTCCATGCTTCTTCAAAAGCACGGCACTCTGGTCCATTTGTAAGTTTAGGATTATCTTTTTTTAGATGTTCTATTACCAAATCTAAATCTTCTCTAGTAATATTGTCTGACATTAAAGGATACTTCATCATTACTCCATAATAATTTTTGAGCCTTCAAAATCAAACTTGAAAGGCACCCATACATTGATTCCAGGTATTGCTTCTTTTATCTTTTGATGTGTATCTGGTGGTGCAAGAAACATAAAGAATCCACCACCACCTGCACCCATCAACTTACCACCATATGCACCAGCATTGATTGCTTTGTTGTATATTGTATCTATGTAATCAGTTGTAACACTATCTGTAAGTTCACGCTTACGGCTCCACTGATACTTCAGCAATTCACCTATCTCTTTTATTTTACCATGATTCTCAAGAATATGCAATGCTGTTTCGGTAATTGTTGTAATTTCTTCAAGAAGCTTTTTAGATTTACCCTCTTTGATAGCATCAATCTGTTGTTTAGCATGAACATTTGAAAATCTGTCAATGCCAGAAAAACCCAACATGATATGATCTTCTAAATCTAAAACATAATCGTCTTTGATTCTCAGGTCACGAACATGCATGTTTGCACCAGAAAGTTCAATGACACGAATGCCACCGTACGCAGCCATGATTTGATCTTGAACACCAACAGACTCACCAATATAGTTTTGTTCTATATTGATAGCATCCATTGCCAAACCATATGGTGTAGGCAACTTACCTTGTGATGTCAGTATAGCGTGAATCAGTCCAACAGTAAATGAAGAAGATGATCCAATGCCAGAACGAGCAGGAAGATCGCCATCGTGAGTAATAGAAACGCCGTTAGGTATGCCATAGTATTTTAAACACTCCCTTACAGAAGGATGCTCTATTTGCGAAACATCAGATACACTTTCTATTTTAGAGTAGATAACTCTATTTACATAATCAAAATAAGGCGGTAACTTTTTTAAATTTATGTAGCAATAATGCGCCATAGCGGCAGATATTACCTTAGTCTGCCTTGATTGAAACCAATCTGGATAATCTGTTCCACCACCAAACAGTGATAGTCTGTATGGTGTTCTAGAAATTATCATTGAGTGTTTTCAGAATATTTTCTTTGCTCAAACCGTGTTTCTTTAGTAGATATTCACGACCACCATTCTCAAACAAATACTCTTCTGGTAGTGTGATTACTTTTACTTTTTTATTGAGTGAGTTTCTCTGCGACATTGCTTCAAGCACAGCGGCACCCAAAGAACCGCATGGTGTTTGTTCATCAACTACAATTACACCACCACATTCTTCTAACAACATATTCAGTGTATTAGGAAATGGTTTGGCACGAATCAAATCAATACCAACAACTTTATCTGAAGTTTCTTTATAGACATCAGCAATGATGTGTGACATCTTACCTGAACCAATCACAAGAACTTTCTCTGAAGTAACTGTGTCACCCATCAAACGATAAGTCAAGTCTTGTGTAAAGTTGGTTACAGGTAGTTCTGGTTGTTCATGTCGATCAAAACGAACATAACACAATTCGGGATTGTCTAAGAGACTATTTGCTAATCTTTTTGCAGAACTTGCATCTGCCAATGTATAGACATTCAGATTGAGAATTGAACGCATACATGCAAAGTCTTCAGTAATGTAATGTGTAGGACCAGCATCGGCATAACCAATACCAATACCAACTGAAAGAATAGCAATTGGTAGATTCATCATCGATGGTCCACACTTGATTTGTTCAATTGCACGAAGAGAGATGAATGGTGCCATTGCATAACAAAATACTTTTTTACCTTGAAGTGCAAGACCAGTTGCAATGTCAATCATTGCTTGTTCTGAGATACCACAATGAATGAAGTTATCTGGATACATTTCACGCAGAGAATCTAGTGCTGCTGCACCAAAATCTGCTGACAAAAAATAAATGTCTCTGTCTGTTTGTAATCTTTTGCTTATTTCTTCAATAAATGCATCACGCTGTAGCATCATTAATCTCCTTACGGCACTGTTCAATTTGTTCTGGTGTAATTGCTTGCATATAATGCCATTCAGGTTTGTTCTCCATCAATGAGAAGCCTTTACCTTTAACTGTATGACATAAAATAATCTTTGGTTGATATGCTACTTCATCCAAAGCATGTGTAATTTCTTTTGTATTATGTCCATCAACTGAGTATATGTCAAACGGGAAACCAGACAACTTCTCACGAATGCTATTGAGCATCAAACAATCATCCGTCTTACCAAGAATAATAAGATTATTAATGTCAATAAAGATTGTCATGTTTTTGATTTGACGATGTGCAACAAACAACAATGCTTCCCATGTCGAGCCTTCATACAGTTCACCTTCTGAGATAACAACATGAACATGACTGTTTGGATCAGCAATTGCCATACCAGCACCAACACCAATACCATGCCCAAGTGAGCCTGATGTCATATCAATGCCTGGTATTGAGATGTTACCAAACACACGCAGACACGTTGGTTTACCTTTACCCCAATTATCCCAATCTTCTTGTGGAATAATATCCAAGTCACGCAGAATAGGATACAGTGCTACTGTTGCATGACCCTTGCTGATAATAACTTTATCTTCAAAGCCAACATACCCACCATGATACAATGTGGTAACAATCTCTAGCATTGAGAAAGTAGAACCAGGATGTCCTTGTTTTACTTCAACAAACTTTTCAAATAATTCTTTACGATATAAGTTTGCTTTTCTTTGCAAATCCATAATCAATCTCCAAGTATTTTTCGTTTCAATTTTATTTTTGACATCTCTGTAAGGTTGTGTCTTGAATCAGCACCAAACTTTGTTTCAACAAGATTCAAGAATGGCTCATGTGAAAAGTATTTGTGCCATGCTTCATCACGGAACTTCAACACTTCTGCACCAGTCAATGTCTTTGTGCGTAGCGGTTTACAATCATAAGATAAGAATGCAAACTCTTCAAATTTCTCTGGTAAATCCCAACCACTATTTTTTGCATACATGTACAATGGACTACCAGGTAATGCCATTGCTGCATAGAAGTTAGCGTGTTCAGTATTCAACTCAAGTGACAAGTCTAGTGTTTCTTGCATTGTCTCCATCGTATCTTCTGGAAAACCAAACATGTAGTTGCCAAGAATATTGATGTCTGCTGCTTTTACATCAGCAACAACTCGGCGAATATCTACATCTTCAAACTTACCTTTTTCGATCTCAAGTCGTACATTTTGATTTGCTGCTTCGATACCAAGACATAGCCAATTGACACCTGCTTCTTTGAATAATTCTAATTGATCTTTGCGAACAGAATCAACACGTGCATATGCCCAAAAGTTGAAATCCATACCACGTTGTTTGATGCCTTCTAGAATTGGTATGTAATACTTTTTATTCAAAAAGAACATCTCATCAGTCAAACGCACAGTACGAACACCATTCTCATACAAATACTCAAACTCTTTGAGCATCAACTCAGGTGACCAGAAACGCATACCACGTGAATCTGATGATACTGTTCCTTGTTCGTATGATGTACGATTCACAATATTGATCATACAGAAGTTACAACCAAATGAACAGCCCAGTGATGTTGAGATAGCAGCAAATGGTGTACGATCTTCATCTAAGAAATTTGTGTGCCAATAATGAGCCCGATACTTGTCTAGTAATTTTCTTTTCTTTGGTAACAAGTCCCAAGCATAACCGGGCATCACACGATCCATGTCTTCTGTTTTTACAATCTCACCTGGAGCACCTGTAGCAGCAAATCCATGCTTCTTATAAACAAGACCACGAACTTTATCTAAATTGTCTTTGTAATTTGTTTGAAGCAAGTCTAATAGACCATATAAACCTTCGTTGATGAATACAAAATCAACATAAGGCAAACCAATCACATCATATGGTAATGCTGAAGCATGTGATCCAATGAATACGATTTTGATTGAGGGTCGAATGAGTTTGAGTTGTCTTGCTAGTCTTGATGCACCAATCATCATTGTGGTGCCTGAGTTTGGATTTTGTCCGTAAAGAACAAA